CCTATATCCCCCTCCCCTTTATCTCCCTTGTATGAGCCTCTAGAAGGCTTCTAATGTGGAGTAAAGTGGAGTATAGTGGAGAATATATACTATAGATTCAGATCCATATACTATAGTTATACTAAGATAAACATTACTATGTAATTGAGCTTATCATAATGATGGTCGTAATGTCAATAGGGCCATATGGACTTATATGAGACATAGCGCATATTCCAGCGAATTTGTCAATAGCGTCGTAAAAGGCATATTTGGCCCACATTGTCAACATATTTTATATAAAATTTTGATATAAATTCTGACAGATTCTGGCTATATTATGCCTAATTCATTATATGTTTTAATAGATATTATATTCATTTTATTATATTCTGCCAAATATTCCAGCGATTTTTTAAGCTTGGTCGTAAACGGATAATTTTGCCCACATGCCCATACATAAAAAGATATCCACAGGACCTGTGTAGATCCTATGGATATCTTGGGCTATATGATCAAGAGTAATACTTAGATAAATATATCCTTTCGGTCTTGATCTATATGTTGGCTATGCCTCTATTGGTTCAAAGTTAGCAATGTAGTCATTTAGTCTATCTGCCATGAATAGGGCTTCTGATGTAACCCCTTCTTCCCACGCATTATCAAACTGTCCCGCCGTTTGTTTGATAATTTCTACTACTAGTTCCATTACCTTAGATTGAGTATAATAGCCACAACCATTGACTAATTCCCGTGCCATGATAGTTGGATTAAACCAATGACTATCCATAGCCTCCAGTACTTTTTCTGCCGCCTTTGTTTCGATTGATGATGTCTTTGCCATGTCCGCCCCTGTTCTTTAACTATTGATTGTACCAAAAATAAAGGAGGGAGTCAAGGACCAACGAAGCCCTGACTCCCGTCCCAGAACTACTTCGCCTTTTTGACAGGTGCCTCTGCAGTAAACTTAACGCCCTTGGCCTCCGCCTCAGCTAGAGCTACCTTGGCTGCTCCTGAGAAGCGCCCACGCACACCAACTGTAATGCCCTGCTGCTTTAGATATTCACGCTTTGTTGTCATTTTAATCCCCTTTCAAGAGATAGTTGTTTTGTTAATTATAGCAACTTTCCACGGAATTGTAAATAGTCGCCGTAAACCATTTTTTCTGCCCTTATGAAACTTGTTCTATTCTGTCTTTAATTAGTTTAGATATAATGTTATGGGCTTCGATGTTTTCAGTTTCGCTGCCACCCCATAGCAATTGTTGAGCCTTGTTTAATTGATCATTAATATAGTCATCACTCATCTTCATCTTCGTCCTCCTCATCTTCATCTTCGGGGTCTACGATGTAGTCCCTGTTTAACATCCAGTCTAAAACTTCTTCTTGATGTTGTTCTGCTCCCCACTCCAAAGAGAACCCTTGGCCAGCCTCCACAGCCTCGCAGAGGTGGTCCCACATCTGGTCCTTGGTTACCTTGGCCTTGTAGTTGTCATCATTTAAGATATTGTCAATTGTCGACCATGTCCACAACCAAACTAATGATAGACCTAAGTCAGTGCTGTCTAGAATCTCTAAACATTTGTTTAGTTTATCTTTATCGTCAGGCTTCATCCCGTGCTCCAATCGCAAATGATAGTTGGTATGTTAGATTATATAGTTCTACTAGCATGTCTAGGCGCCCTTCACATTCTGTGCGGACCATGGAATCCATTGCCTCTTCAGACAATTCCTCCTGTTCTAATGCGCTTGCTAGGTCTTGCTCAGCAATTAACATTAGATTCTTTAGTTCTCCGTGCATTATATCTAATCCACTAACACCTGCATTGACCATGCGTTGCAAATGAGGTGGGAGCCCAATGTCTTCTGCATTCATTAGATTACCTCATAGTTCACTAGTGTTGATTCATTTAAGTTGTTTGCCCAATCAGGCTTTCCTTCTACCCAATCATATTTAATATCGATATCTCCTCCGCCTTCGGCAGGAGCACCGACTGTGATTACCAATTCTGTCCCGTCCTCAAAAAAGATTTGTTCAACGGCGGAACGATAAGTAACTTCTCTAGATGTTATATTCATTATTCATACCTTTCGTTAGAAGAATTCATTATATCAGTAGCCACTGACAATAAATGTTCAACAGCCTCAGTTGCTCCTACATAGTAATCATCTGAAGGGTCATATTCATCTTCATTTAAAGGTACGCTATTTTTAGAATCTTCCCAATCTTGATTAAGACTAATTAGATGTAACTTCATATACTCCAGGAAATAAGATGACTTAGTCATTAATTATCTCCTTTTTCAGAAAGTATCTTTGTTTATGAGTTATTGAACAGTTTCCAATTGTTGTGTATTTGTGTACAGTTGGGTCATCAAAATGTCCAAACCCTCCCTGATAATAACAAACTACTTTATCTGGTTTATCAGGGGCATTAATCCAATCAACAAAAGCAACCACGGGAATCAACGGGATTTGAATAAGTAGAGCAAGAACCATAGCATCGCCAAACTTCATTAGTCAAAGTACCCTTCTGCCCATAAGCCCTGTAGAAAGTCTTGTGCTTTTAGTAGCCCGTCCACAATTGGATCTTCATCAACACGAACGATATCTGATTTAAGAATATAGAAAAGCTTGGCGTCATGCATAGCATTCCCCATTTCATCTATATCTGTTTTAGTATATCCTAACATTCTATTGCCTCCATGTATTTAAGCATAGTATTAAGTGTTATGTGAATATAACAATCACAATCATCTGATGTGTCTCTGTCGTCAAAATGACTTAAGTTGTCATCATACATATAGTCAAGTAGTTCTTGTGATGTAATCATAATAGAAACTCATCTCCCTCAATATAGCCATAATACTCATTGTATGATTGCTTTAGGCTATCAGGAGCAAATTGCATGAACATATATTCAGCATAATCGCTACCCTCATCTAAATTTTTGCTGTTCCATTGTTCAAAGAGATGTTGCTCAATATCTACTTGAATTGCTCCAAGGATATGTTCTCCTACTGTATCTGTAAATGCTTCCATTATGCTTCCGCCTTTCTATATTCGGGTACTTTAGTGTCTAAGTATATCTTATGGGTCTGACAAATTGCGACAGCCTCTAGGTCTGCCTCGCCAAGCCAGTTGCAGTTGCTACAGATTTCACCGCAGTCATTCTCGCAGTATTCCATTTGGTCAGTTGCATCACAATCACGGCACATATTATCGTATTCTGATTCTGAGATAACTTCACCACGGAGGAATTCCATTTCTCCACCCCAACCTGTCTCTTCCTCATATGATAAAGTAAAGAGTAGTGTTGGGTATTGTGCAGATAGTTTTTCAATAGCGCCAAGAGGTCGTGACCATGCAGTATTAAAATTGTAATGAACTACATAGTTCTCGCCATTTTCTGCTTCTTCAATAGTTGTATCAGGATACTTATTATCCTCTGCTACAGCAACATCCCACTTGGTTCCCCACTCACGCACATTAAAGTTGTACCAGTCATTGGTTTCAAACTTCATTGCCTGAGAAAAATCGGTGGAACGAGGAGGCTGTCCATGATATACCTCATCAGTAATACCAGCATCTCTATAGTTATAGATATTATGAAAAGCAAAGATAGGATTAATATACTTAGTCTGCTTGACATCATATGATAAATCACCTAATGCAGTAATAGAATAAACAAATGGCTTATTCATCTGCTTGATTAAAGATTTTACTTGCTCAGGATTACCTTCAATTGTTAATCCATTAAATACCCAATTTGGCATTTTATATCCTTTCGTTGATATGTGATAATTATACATTGGACCACTGACAAATGGAATACTATTTGGGTGTGTTTCACACCACATTTTGTATGCATGTGGTCAAGATCACAAAATTCCAGGCGATTTCATATTGACACCGTAAAAGAAATATATTACCCTTAGTCTTTTGCGGGCCATGCAAAAACCCCAGCTGTAGGGGCTTATTCCATAACTGGGGTTTTACATAGGCTGCTAGAGGTTCACCAACGAAAGTAAAAGAACTCTGCTTTATTTAACCCCTGGCCATTAATGACTATAGGGGCACCCTTAGATTAATTATGCATTAACCCTTGAGTACTTATTAATAAATGAATCCAATGTCATTTTGAATATGGGCTCGTCTTGCATTCCACGGACCTTATATTCTGTCGACTCGGACCAAGGCGCCTCTTCGTGCAGTGAAAACGTTTGTGTATTCCAGTCAATCACAGGAATCTTGTGCTCGTTGTCTAGGATGTTATTAACAGATAATCCCCATCCAGTTGTATCTTGCCATTGTTCTCCAACTAAATGCGAAACCGCAATGCGGGTAGCATATGATTCATCTCCCCACCTAGAACGTGCTGCTTCAACAGCATCTGCTAAGCGCTCTAACATTCCATGTCCAGCCCAGTGTCCGTATAGCACAATTGTTTCTCCATTGGATTGTTTAAATCCGAAGTTTGCTCTATCTCCCATTTTATTCCGCCATTTCTACTAGTTGAGGTACTTCTTCCTTTTTGTTTAATTCTATCACTTCGTAAGCGATTTTGTCAAGACTAGGCTTGAACTTATTAAAGTGGTGTCCACAGAAAGAAAGCTCTCCGCTAACCATTTTAATTAAATACATTGCAGGTACTACTGAGTTACACTTATCGCACCCAACCCATTCGTTCATAGCGTTCCGCCTTCTATCATGTCAGATAGACGATCAAGAATCCATGTATCAATATCTGCGATATCAATCTCTGATAGTTTTTCTATAATTTCTTCACGGGCAAACTTGTACCCATCTTCAAAACCATCTTTATAGTCTGACATTTTATCTCCTAGTATCCTGTAGTTTTACTGTCGCTTACATAAGATTCAATTAAGTTATACTTATCACGAATCCTACTTACTTTCTCAATACTACCAGTTCCTATGTTGAATGTCAATGCACTCATTGCTTCAGGGTCTAGTCCAGTTATTTCTGCATCCCAAATGGCCCTCGCAAAGGCTACACGAGATGGAGCGGTAAGTTCAAAGTACATTAGAACACCCACTTAAGTATAAGAGCGCCAACTATCACAACAAAAAGAGAAACAATAATCATGCCTGTTTTTATAGATTCCCATTCCGCTTCTGCATCTTCAATCGTATACCCCTCATAAAAATCAGGTCGTACTGTTGACACTAAATCCCTAAACTCTTTAACGGACAAAGTTTCTTTAAGGATAGCTGAATTAAAAATAGATTTAATTGCATCTTGCTTATACTCTTCTAATAATTCAGGATGATTTAAACTTAAATCTTTTATTTCATTTTGAATTCTTAATTTAAGGTAAACAATGTTTTCTCCTTCTTTTAACATTAGTTCTCAATTCTATCTACAGATGATGATAGCCAACTAATACCGTCTGAGTCATAAGACACGGTGTCAAAATCAATATCATGAATTAGATTATGTGCACTCTCTTCATCACGAGCATTAACTGTAATTGAATATAGAACTGTTACTTCTAGTTCAAACTCATTTGTTAGTTCAAATCCACAGATGCCAGCAATTTCTTCTGCTTGAAATTCTGTAAGAGATTCGTCATCAAGGCCTTCGAGTGTGAATACCTTCATGTCATCACGCAATTTGCTTAGAGTTCCTGCAGTTGCATAATCACGCTGAGTTATACGCTGGATGTGCTCTTCTAACTGTGTAATGCGGGCTTTGTTATCTACTAACTGTGACTCAAGGAATTCTCGTGTCATGTAGTGATTGTCTGTAGTTGTTTCCATTTTTACCTCTTCCGTTGTTGTTGGTGTAATTGTAGCATGCTCGACTGACAATAAGGTGGTCTTACGTCCGCAAGGGCATGTGAGTTCTGTCACACCTGAAGGAAAACCAAATCCATCAGATGATGTTAATTGAATTAAAGAATCGCATTCATCTGGGTCACAGACAAATGTATATACGCTTGATACTAGTTCGTTGGTCATGTAGAGAATTATACAGGGTCCCACTGACATTTGTCTATAGATTCCAGGGATTTTTTTATGTGACACTTAACACACTTTTTTGTCCCTAAATATTGCGGGCGATTTGCGATCCATAACGGACTTGAACCGTCGACCTCTACCGTGACAGGGTAGCGCTCTAACCAACTGAGCTAATGGACCTAGAAAAAATTGTGAGCAGTTTTTATTCATGCTCAGGAATTTATTTATTAAAACGCAGAAATTAATTTCTTAATTTTATTTTTTTCTGCGGTAAGAATTGGGTCAAACCCTGATGCACCAGCCATAAGTGTTTCAGAATTTCCGCGACCTGAACGATAATAGTCAAGGCGTTCAGTTAGTGCATTGAACGCACCCCACTTAGTTCCCTTGATGTTAGCGTTAGTTGGTGAGTTATGATAAAGATTGTCAAGAAGGACAACCTTATTCTCCCACTTAGTTAGCGCAACCTTAGCAGAATCTTTATCTGGCTTAGGATAAATTGTCTGAATTAACTTTGAGAATTCAGCATCAGTAATTGATTGAGAATAAAGAGCCTGAGCCTCTTTCTCAAATTCATCAAAGTATCCAAGAGCAAGCCCAAGAGTTTCGCGGGCTACTTGAATGCGACCTTCAACAGATTGCGTGTGACGAATCTTGAAAGATTGCTTAGCATTACGCATTGCAAGATTCAATGTGTTTTGGCAAACTACACGAACAGGGGTAACTGCAGCCTGAACCGCAACAGACCCGTCATGTGATGTCCAAACAATTAGATACAACTTGGTTTCATCATTTGCACCTTGTGGGTCAAGCACCATTGTGCGAGGAATATCCACAGTACCAAAAACAACCTTACCGCTACGAAGTGAGCCAGCAGATTCCCAACGGCAATCAGCATTGGCATCATGAATTGCATCTGCGAATGCAAACAATTCTTCATTTTGCACAGGCTTGTAACGCTTACCAACAGTAGCAAGAACATCAGTTCCGCTATTGAATGGGTTGTCACGAATAACTAATTGAGCATTAGATACATCATTCCATGTATCTGAGATGTGGTCGGTCAATGGAGATAGACGAACATTCCAGTTAGATAGTTTTGCCTCATCTAACATCATTTGAGTAGTAACATCTTCATCTTGTGTGAAGATACGATTAGCAAGATTATGCCATGCAGGTGCGCCACGCAATGCAAAAGCAACTTCGCCGTTTTCGGTTTCGAGATTGTGAGCCATATATTTTTACCTTTCGTTTAGTTAGTTGTAAGTATAACAGACCCCACTGACATTGTCTATGATTAGTTACAATATGTCCGAATTGATCCATGTGAGTAATCTCACAAATTCCAGGCGTTATCCACAGGCCCTCTTAAACCTGTGGAAAACCCCGCACATTATTGCGGGCCAAGCTTGGGCGGGGCAGAATTAGCTGCCCCACCTTTCACTTAGATAAGGACTTTACATAGTTTACTGTTTCCATTGGAAAGAACGCTGCTGATGTTTTCTTTTTATTTTTTTGATCATAAACAAAAGCCTTAACATTTCCGTCAAATCTTTTTAAGTTTGAGAAAACTAATTCCTTTAGGCTTTCATTGTCATAGCCTTCATCAGAATAAATTGTTAAGTCGTTTTGTTTTACTTCGTCATACATTTCTATCTTGAACCGCATTGTATTACCTTTGTTAGTAGTTGTCCCAAAAGGGAGAGCAGTTTGGCGACATACTCAGGTCGTTGGATTATTTAGAGATAACGAGCAATAGCATTGTAAGTGCTTGTGCTTACTGTTTCCTCATCTGTCATCTTTAGAATACGAATTGCGTTTTCCAATTCCTCTTTCATCTCATTGTATGAGTGGCGGTGGAGAACTTCGTAGTCCTTCTCAGGCTCTTTAGGAAAGTCTGACTCATTAACTGTTAAATCGAAATCAACATTAAGTGTCTTATTCCATGAGCGATAGTTTGTGCGGAAGTTTTCTGCCTTAGCAAAATTAGCCATAGCGAACTTTCCTACTTCTTTGCGCCACTTTTCTAAAGCCTTTTCGTGCTTTGCTTCGTTGGCTTCTTGTGATGCGTAATCGGCATTTAACTTTGTCAAGCGAGTTTCTAGTGCCTTGATTACCTTTGGTGTTGCTATCTTTACGCTAATTGCTTTCTGTCGTGCCATTTATTTTCTCTCTTTCGTTGGTTGGTTGTTTGTTAGAGTAGTATAGCAGGAGGGTCTGACATTTCTGCGACCCCCCTGCCCTATGCTAATTACCTGCTAGGGTGCTTGCTGATACTGTTGTCCAGCGAGTTTCCTTTGTTGGCATTTCTAGTAGCACACGCACCGAGCCAGATGCTTGTGGGTGGATTTCTTTAATCACGCCCGTCTTTTTTGACTTTAGGGTAGTGAATAAATCTCCAACCTGATACAACTTATCTTGTATTGTCATTTATTGCCTCTTTTCTTTGTAGGGTAGTATTGTAGCATTGGGGGCTGACATTTATCAACCCCCATCTCATTATTTGAGAAAGTTATTGTGTGACCTTAGTCACTTTCAGGTAGCCAAAAGTGTAAGTGGTGAGCCTCGATGATCGCCCATACTGGCGCACATGTTTCACCCTTATAAGAAATACCATCAGGCATTTCAATAGTTTCATCCCACATTTCATCATAAGCAAAATCTATTGCCTGAATACATACTGGTACCATAGATAGTGGAACGGGTGGATAGTGATTACCCTGTAAGTGATAGGCTAATTGTGTTTCTAAATCTAACACACTGTCCTGAATACCTAGTGCTGTTACACTTCCCATTATTCAGCAACCTTTAGAATTGCGTATGAGCCATTGGCATTTATTTCATCAAGAATTGGTTGCAAGCGAGAGCCTACTAAATCCTTTAGCATACCTTCAAGCATTTCAGTACGCATTGACTCATCAAGTGCCATTACCCGTGCAGTTATTGGGTGTCCGTCTGCAAACTCAGTTACAAACTTTAGGTTGTGTTCTATTTTCATTTATTGCCTTTCGTTGTTGGATAAGAGAATTATAACATAGCCCACTGACATTACCTAATCTATTTACGCATGAGCCTTGTGATAAATCTCACATAATTCCAGGGGCTTGTGGATAAGCCCCTTAAACCTGTGGATAACCCCGCAACATTGCGGGCCAGCTTGACATTGTCAAGCCGACACGCTGTTACAATTTAGATATTACATATGCAGCTAATAAAATTGGCAGGAGCGATATAAGAATTACCATAGATCCGCCAATCATACCAATAACCTCATACATTATTTTTTACTCGCAGAAAATCTAATATCCGCTTTACCATATACGCATAGACCACAAGATACGCAGGCGGACCCATTGCTAGAGATAAGTGGAATACTCTTCATATTCTCAGGACACTTAGCACCAGGCTTACCAGTCAATTCTTTCATTGTGTCTTCGGTTGCAGCGAATGTCTTACCAAGATAAGCAAGGCGGATTTTTGAATTAGTTTTTAAGTCGAATGCGATTTCTTTATTATCATCATCCGTTGAATAGTATAGCGATAGATTAGATACATCCTTAAGAATAAGCGCCGCAGACTTTACACGAGTATAAACCCAGAATTGAACATCCTCATGCTTATCAATAACTATTTTCCATGCATATGCATAAGTATCATTGAAGAAGTCTCCGTCCCAGTGGATACGGAATAGCATAGGTGCGTCTTTCTTTACACAATCAGCCTTGAAGTCAATTATCATTTCATTAAGTAGACGCACCATAGTTTCACCGTCTGCGTCTTTTAGTAATTCCCAGTTATGCAATAGATTTACTTTAACGCTTGGGAATACCTTTTCGAGTTTTCCTGCGTAGCAAACACTCTCACAAATACTAGTGGCACCAGGGCATGAATAATTCTTTCCTGCAGGGAGCCCGAACGTGTTCGCAATTGCGGCTTGCTTTCCATTTTTTGTGACAAGGTTAGCCACCTTTCTATCATTAGATCTTTTTAGTTTAGTCATTAGTTATACCCCTTAGTGCAATTAGTACAAATAGAATGGTTAGTACAATAGCATGACTTAGCGTCAGGGCGTATCATATCTGTTTCATAGTAGTCATCATAAAAATCCATGGGATGAGCCTTTCGTTTGATTTAAGAGAATAATACCATAGGCCACTGACATTTTCCACAACACGCCCAAAATTCCAGGGTGATTTACATCACGTCCTTAACGACACGCCCGACCCCGCAGCTATGTGCGGGATTTTGCGTTAAGTGTCAAATTTATTTTTATGTTTTATTTTGCGTGTGTATTTTTTTTTATTGCGAACAGGTTGCGCCGCATTACTGCGGCGCAATTCCTGAATGCGTTTTACTTTATCTCGAAGTGAATTTTGGAACATTGTATCCACTCGCTTCGTGAAATCGTTTTACATCAAATCGCTCATTATCTTTTGCGAACATCTCCGCAAAATCATTTACCATTTTAGAAAAAACAGCGGGGTGAGTTTTATCGCTTACATACTTTAGAATTTCAGCGGTTGCGACATAATCTTTTCGTGTCATCATTTAACTGATACCATTCCTGTTCTGTAGAAAACTTTTGTATAGCATTTGCCTGTTGGCGTGTAAATATTTACAGTTGAGTATTCGTTAGCAAATCCCCAATCGGTGAATAAGAAAAAGTTTTCCCATGCACCAAATTCGTTTTCGTATTCTGCTGACCAATGAGGAGCGTGTCCGTCATAAGCACAAGTTAATTTATACATTAGTTGTTCTCCAATTCTTCCACGCAATCGCATGGCTCGCAATCATAGTCGTTATCATTACCAAAAAAGATAATTCCGTATCCGTGGCAATCCACGCACTCGATAGTCATTACTGAGTTAATCATAGTTTTCCTTTCGTTGTTGTTATTGCTTATTATAGCCTAGCCCACTGACATTTAGTCGGCTTCGGGGCTAGTGAATAAGGCTCCCTCATTAAGTAGCCCAACCTCAATAGTAAATAGTTCATCGGGGGTGGCTTCGGATAAATCTACCCAACCCGCCCCGTCTTGATCCATTCTAAAAATCTCAATGTATCCCATTAGTGTTGTTCCTCGCAATCTTTGTCATAGTCAAATCCGCAAAAGTAGCAACCCATAAATTCTAGGTGTTCGATACAGTAATACTTAAACTGACTTTCATCACAGCAAAAGTGTTGCTCATCTGCGATTTCATAGAAATCGGTTTTGTCGATTATGTTTAGCATAGTTTTCCTTTCGTTAAAAAATTGGTGAGAGTTCTTACTTACGACATTGGGCGAGAACACTCTCTAAACTGCCCCTGTTTCGATTTTATTTAATCGGAAGTTTTTACGGCTAAATAGCGGTAAGTATCTTTTAGATTTAGCGGTGCAGAATAAATTGGGCGTACCTGCACTTTGTAAGTATCTGCATTTGCATACCAGACACTATCATTTTTTTCTGCTGAGATAATTTCTCCAGTAAGAGAATTTGAGCGATACATTTTTCCTACAAGTAGGCTTTCGATTGTGTAGACATTTGCTGACATGGAGTCCGCCTTTCGTTTGTTGATAGTAGCAATTATAGCGGATAGCACTGACAAAAGATAATTACTAGCCAGTAAATCCAAATAATGAGACGCTCAAGCCGTGTGATAGTAATCACATTTAGCCTGTGGACGACACGCCCGAGATCTGTGGATAACCCTGTCAAATCGACACGCCGTAAATTTCGGGGGATTTTATAACATCTTCATAACGACACGCCCGACCCCGTGCATATGTGGGGGTGCCGCCCTGTTTGTCAAGGCGACACGCCGCTATCTATTGATAATCTTTTAGAATTTCCTCTAATTGATTTATTTGTTCATCGCTAAGATGATCGAGCTGAATTGCTTTTTCAAATCCAAATAAGTCGCTCATTCGTTTTCCATTTCTGCTAAATAATCTGCGTGTTCTACTAAACCAATTGCAAATGCTACTGGGTCGCAACATTCTAAAATTTCGGCGGGTGTAAAAGTTGAATAACCAATTTTTACAGTAGGATAAACATCATTTAGTAAATCAATAAAACTTTCTTTAATTTCTAAATCTTTTTCGAAATCTGATTTCATTCGCTTAACTCCAAATCTCTTATGTCGGCAACATAAACATTATTTTGATTTATTCCGTATTTTAATTGAAATTGAAATGTATCAATAGCATCATCATAGGATTCAGCCTCTACATTTATAAAAGCATTAAACTCATAAACTGCCATGATTACCAGCACTCCTCACAAGTAAATTTAGTAAAGTCTGCATCTTTTGCAAAAATTTCTAAATAGTTATTCGCACAAATTGTGCATGATAGCAAATAAGTTTTTGCTTTTTGATACATGTATGGATTAGAGTTAGATAATTCTCTATTCTCTAAAACCTCTGATGAGATTAGTATGGTCAAGGTATGACCCCTTTCGTTGTTGTTATAGTAGGAATTTTACACTAAGGGGCTGACATTTGGCTACTTACTAGCGAGTAATTCCAAGATGTGAGACGCTCAGCCTATGTGATAAATCTCACAAAATTTCAGGGGTTTTCCACAGACCTTCTTAACCTGTGGATAACCCCCCACAAAAGATAGGGGCAGCTGACGCCTTTGTCAAGGCGACACGCCGTTACCCTAGTGTGATTCTTGCCACATCTCTCGCATCTCTGCCTTGAAATCATGGTACACGATCCTCATCATGTATAGGGCGGGGATAGCGATAGATAGTTGCACTAGTGTAGTTAGTAAGCGATTCATTTAGTCATCCAATCATCATCATTGTTAAAGCCGATAGGGGCTACTTGCTTATTACTCTTTATCTTATTGTATACCTTAGCACCGACAAGAATAACGGCGGTCAAAATAATAAACGCCCATGATAGAGATACATAGAGAAAATCACCTAGGTCAATCATTAAGCCGTAGTCATCTAGTTCTATTGTCATTAGTTCTGTTCTACCTTTCGCATATGTGCTACTACATTTTTAGAAACTTTTTGTAAGTCGCTTACTACCTTTAGCATTTCATCTGCGCTAGTAGCGGTAAAGAAACCGAGGAATTGTGCCCCGTCCCATAGTGAGTAAGTGATAGTCATTGTTAGTTCTCCCATGTTAGTGCGAATAGTTGTGCTAGTTGTTCAGAATCTTCATCATAGAATTCATCTAGTGGAGGTTGTTCCTCATCTACCTCATCAAGGTAAGTGTATTGGTCTGCGACATCCTCTTGGATAGTATCCCACTTAGACACGCTATTGGTTTGGTATGAGTATGCGTATGACATTATTTAACCTCTTTTGTTAGTGCGGATAGGGCTTGTGCAAGGCTTTCCTTGCGTTGCGCTTCTACTAGCGCCTTGTATTCATCTAGTGTCATTTATTCTGACCTTTCGTTGTTGTTATGTTGTAATTGTAGCGTATGGGGCTGACAAATTGGGGAGGTTGCTAGGGTGTGTCGTGTGATTTACCTCACAGACAGTTGATGCACTCGCAACCCTTAGAGCGGATAAGGTAGGCAAGGATTTCCTTGCGTGTGTACGCATCTAATCCATAAGATGACTTTACGCCACCATTGTGGAAATCGTGCACGATAGTGCTAAATAGTGTTTCGGTTAGTTGAGTCATTGTGTGACCCCTTTCGTTTGTTTTTGTTATACCTTAAGCATAGCAGGGGGGACTGACATTTATGCCCGTTTCTCGGGCGTGTCGTCAAAAAACTTTTGTGAGGTCCATCACACTCACGCTCAAGCCCTTAAACATATGTGCGGACTATGCAGACAAAACGGACATTTCAAATATGTGTATCATACATATTAAAAATTTATTAACATTTTGTAAGATCTCAAATAGCAGTCAACTAAAAATATGATATACTTAAATTATGAAATGCAACTTCTGTGATAGACCAAAATACGTTGAAAGATTAAACTCAAAAGGCGTACTAGAAAACTTTTGCGTTAGTTGCATCAATAAGCTAATAAAGGGCGGAAAATGAAAACTATATTTTGGATAGGTGTAATATCAATCCTAGTATGTATATGCGGAATACTTCTGCAAGTCTATACAAACTAGGGGATATAGCTTAATGGTGAAAGCACTTGTCTTATATACAATAGAGTCTGGGTTCAAGTCCCAGTATCCCTACAATATAAAAAGAGTATAATAATATTATGAACAAAATAGTAGTAGTAAGCCCAGCAGGCTCAGGGATGAACTTTGCTGTAGAGGCACTCAACATAGCATTTAAGGAACGAGCAATTGGCGGCAAGCATATACGATCAGAAATAGATGAAAGTGCTAAGCAGATTGCAATTATTAGAAATCCATATGATGCTATTGCATCTGGTGCAGAAAGATGGATTAACACATCTGGGCACAGAGACTTCGATAACAAAAAAGCAGAACTCCTCGATATAAAAGATACTCAAGCTGTTGTTTTAACAATAGATTCTCATTCTAGAGAGTACATAAATTTTTTCAAAGATATAGAGGCAATAGACAACATAAAGTTATTTAGCTTTGAATTTGTTACGCAAAACCATAATCAGTTTATAAAAGAAGTTGCGGAATACTTTGGCATTAGCCCTATTGTTGAAGAAGTTTTAATTAAAGACATATTTTATCAAATTGATTTAAAAAATAATAGAAACAGAAGGCCTCGTGAAACAACAGAAGCAAGGAAAATTATAGACGATCTAGTAAAAAAATCTTATGCTCAGGACAACTGGGAGGCATGGGAAATTTACTCAGGTCTAAAAGCTAATCTGGACGCAAAAGGATTATAAAATGAATATTAAATCTAAAGAAGCACTTGCTGAACTTGAGTTAAATAAGCATATAATTTTTAGAAATTATGCAACTCCACCAGATATTTCTTTATTTTATAAAGCATATAAAACACAAGAAGATGTAACAAATAGTGAGGACGGAAAGCCTTTAGGGTCTATGAAAATAGCTCCTCAATATTTTTTTGAAGATAAGACTGTAGATAATTTTTATAAAGAGTGCTCTAGTGTCTATAATGTACAGACTACACTTTTGCTTCTAGAAGGAGCTGGTGGTGGTAGCCCAACAACTAGGCATTCAGATGAAGCTGATGTAATACATTGGCAATGCATGGGAAAATCAGAGTGGACTATGTATGACAATCCAACAAAAGGTTCTGAAACAAAATTTATATTAAATGCTGGAGACGTTGTATGGTTCAAAAAACATCAGGATCATTCTGTACAAAATTTAGAAAATAAGGTTTCTATTATCTTTATGGAAAATAATATCCTAAAAGATTTTCTTACAAAACAATATGCTGCAGTAGGAAAGGTATTTGAATAAAATGAAAAATGTATATATGATTAGTGATTGTCATCTGTCTAGAGCAATTGAGCACTACTATCCAGAAAAGCATGATGTTACTTTTATACCTTGGCCTAAAGCTGCTAAGAAGATGCATGGATTTAGTGTTGAGCAAATGCGGGAAGAAGACGAGATGTCTTCTGGGGTAGAAATTGCTAGAACTGTTAATCATACCTCACAACCATTCTCAATAATTAAAGATGATGGAGTATTGGCTTTATGGATGGGGTATGTTGACACTAGGACATTTCTACCTAAGTATAAAAATGCAGATGCTACAGTAAAAGCATTTATCGACAATATTAAGTTAAACTTTCCTAACTCTCGTGTTGTGATTATAGAGCCATTGCCTCAGTTTACTGAGATGCTGCTAAAGCATGAAGGAATTAGTCCTTACTACACACATGAGCAGCGAATAGATCAGAATAGAGAGTTCTTGGCTGCATTACACAAGTATTCAAAAGAAGCGGGATTTGAAGTAATAATTACTCAACAAGATATCTTAGATACATTAGGGGTACCTGAGCTAACTCCATCTATGACTCATACAGATGCTCCACATCCAGTAGATGGATTAAAGCCTGAGCATATGGCAAAGATCTGGAAATTGTTCGCAGATAAACTTAGCATAATTGCAGTTGACTAGGATATATATGAAGAAGTATCTTAAAATGGTTATGATACCTACGCTATTATTCTTTTCTGCAAGTATATTCTTTTCTCAGATAATTGAAAAAATCGGCGGGATTAGAGATATCTTTGATGTCGATGACGAAGATGAGTCTATATAATACCTTGATATATATACGTCCTATTGATTATACTTGGGACAATAAAAGATATCGTCGTAAAGGGACTTTTTGGCCCTCTCCCGCCCTTGGGTAGGCAAAAGCCTAGTAAAGGCTTAGAGAGCCTCTACGGGCTTTATAAGGGGTATTTCAGATAGTTGGGCATGTGGATTATATGTTCCACGTGAAACCATATATTACAGTTGACTAAAATATGCTTCTCTCGCGGCGCACTTTTTTCGCACTTTAAGGCATATAATAACCTGGATGCTGAATTACATAGTCCATATAGACGTATCTAGTTCCAGATGTAACAGGTTTAGTATAATGATCTAATTTACTATCTATGTCAAACACAAGAAGCTCTCCAGCCTCTGGCTTATATTCAAAATTTATTTCAGGGAAAACTATCTCACCGCCAGAAAATTCACTCATGTATATTGCAATCTTTTTTTGAATAAACGGAGCATAGCCACTAAGTATTTTTGTATAACTATCTTCTCTACCTGAGCCTTCTCCAGTCTTTAGCCTTAAAAAATTACCATGGCAGTATATCCACATTTTATCTGGGCCAAAAAGATCTATAAGCTCATTTAGAAAAGGCCTTTCTACAATATCAAAACTTAGCTTGCCATCTAAAAATTTTCCAGATATATCGCCAGCATCGACATTACAGTGGATATACCAGCTGTCTTCAGATAAATTGTCTAAAAGGCTTTGATAGTAGTCTAGTGTGCTTTTAGGAACATAATTTTTCCAGGAATATATACCAGTATTTATTTCTTTAAGCATTTAGTTTTCTCCTTTGTGCTCTTTGAACTCACCCATAAACTTATCTGATAATTCTGTTCCCTCTAGCCCTGAAGCTTGATACTCTTTAATTCTTTCTGGAGTAAATTGTGGATTTTCTTTCAGCGGCTTAAGCCACTTTTTTATAAACTCATTAAAGTCTGGAGACTCTCTATCTACGAGCTCACTATAATACTCTGGGCTCTTATAATTATGAAATGTACCAGGGTTATCTTCTGCCTTTAATACAAAGTTTGAAAAAGCATATCGCTTTCCTTTTGAAACTGGCATAACTCCATGTGAATGCGGATCAAAGGCTCCGTGTATAACTAAGTCGCCTCTTTCTGGTTTTATAGATAATCTATTTTGCGTATCTACGGCTGGGTTCCTGTTTCCGTCTTTATCTATGTTTACATAAAATATTTCTCCGCCTTCAAAGTCGCCAAAATAAGCAACTAGGCCAAAGTCTAAGTCGCAACAGGTCTTCCATACATCTACCTGAGAAAGTCTATGACATTCTCCCTTACCTGGAGAATCTGAATGCGTAAACATTCCTTCATTCATCTCTGGGGTTATTATCAATACGTTTGCTTGAGGATGTATTACATAGTCTGGGTAAAGCATCTCGCTTGCTTTTTCCCAAAGATCAAAAAGTCCTGGTATTACTGGGCTAACCTTCTCTGAATACCAGCTTATAAGGGTGTCTTTATGCTTCATTCCCTTGTCGTAGTTTTTTAAAGCATCTTCTACAACTTTACATTCTTCGTCAGTGTAAAACCCTTTAAATAAAAATACTCCACTCTGTGTACCATAATCATCGGGGAAAAAAGAAACTTTGATACAATCTTCTCTATCATAAAACATTATTTTTTATTCCTCCCAATAATCTTTTTAAAGTAAAATTTAATAATTCCATCTCGACATTTCTGACAAACTTTTTTATGCTCCTCTTTATTATTTTCGTCCTGCTGAAATTGAGGGCTAAGCATATATTTTGCAAAGTAGTCTCTTGTCATAATATCTATATTATAGCATGCGTAAGCCCCTGGAGGCGGATCCAGGGGCTTACTTGCATTTTCATGCATACGCCAGGATTGACTCAACTAGCGTAAATCTATAGTACAAGAATTGTTTTTAAAAAGCAATATCTAGAGTATATTTTTTTCGAACATTTTGTCTACAACCTGTGCAAGTAGCATGCTTATAGAAAGCCTGTACTCCTCATTCTTGCTGTCCGCTTCTTGCTCTGTTATTCCGCTGCCAATCATTGCCTGTTTGTTTGCATTTTCAAATTCTAATATCATAAATGTTAAAAGCTCTTGTTTATTCATTATCTTCTCCTGGGTTAAAAGACGGAACTGGGCCTAACAAATATCCCGCCTCATGGTATTCAATCATTTTTTCTACTTCTTTTGGATCCGCAACTTTACTAGCTATTAGGCTTAGCAAATCATATATTCTGTGTAGCATAATATATGTGACCATTGGAAGGTTGTCTTCCAAATTATTTTGTTGGATCTGAGGGTCTTCCTGCATCTGTCCACCAAATTTCTCTTCCCATAGCATCTGTTTCAGAAAGTATGGATGACTCAAAATCACTTTGTTTGTTCATCTACTAATCTTACTATATCGTCATACTTTTGTAAACCCAAAGTGTTTTTATATTTACACTCTAAACAGTAAAGATATATTTCCGACTCCCCGTCCCCATTACAAAATAGAAGACCTTGATCCTGTGGGCATAAAAGCTTAGGAACAAGGCCTTCTAGAGAAAGGTTTATATACGTAGACACATATTGTATCTTCACTATATACCCTTTCTAGTTATCAGGAAATTTTAAATAAAATTCCATTGCTCTTGGGGTTAAACCCTTCCAAGCAGACCAATCAGTACCGCCATTGGTCATGTAATACGCTATCTCTGCATTTTTAGTTGGGTCAAACAACGACTCGTTTGACTTCAAGTTAAATTTTTCTTTACGATCTACTCCGAGGTTACCCAACATGTTGATCTGAAAAATTCCGTAAGAACTGTCTCCAGTTGCTCTGTTACCATTGTAAGCTAATGGTCGTCCGTTAGACTCCCGCTTTGCAATAGCCCAAGCCGTTTTAAGGGCTTTTCCTTCAAATCCTACTGTAGACAACAGTTCTATTAGTTCTGCGTCTGTAAGCATTTCTGAAGGCTTATAAACAGTATTGCTGTACTTTTCTAAGGTTTCTTTCTTAAGTTGTACTTCTGTCTTTGGTTTTACTATTTCTGCTTGAGCTAGTGCAACAGTATTGCTGTTTGAAAACAAAAACATTGTTGCTACTGCAATTGCTGTCCAGTGATGAACAACACTACTCAAACTTTCTTTTATATTCTCCATTGGCATTTCCTCCTTTAGAGATAGCGAAGTATAATCATACCATTGTAATAAAGAACATGTCAAATGGTTTTGCTATTGACAAAGAATATGTAAATAGTATAATTCCAATAGGGGGGTCGGGGGGTCAGCAAATCAACAAAAATCAACATATATTATATATATGTATATATAAAGTATTATATATTATAGTTAACTAAAAAACAACAACAAAAATAATTTTTCTTTTCTTTTATAAAAAACTTTGGTACACTTAGACTTCACTTAAAAATTAATCAATCCGTATGGCGGAAGAAAAGGCGACAAATGAAAAATACTATTGAAAATCCTTATGAAAACTTTATTGCACTATCAAGATATGCTAAATGGGTAGAAGCAGAAGGACGTAGAGAAACATGGGGAGAAACGGTAGATAGATATTTTTCTTTCATGACCAATCACTTAAAAGAAAACCATAATTACATTCCAAATGAGAAGCTTGTTGCGGAATTAAAAGAGTTTGTATTTGAACGAAATGTTATGCCATCAATGAGATCTGTAATGACTTCTGGCGTAGCACTTGAAAGAGATAATGTAGCAGGATACAATTGTGCTTTCTTGCCAGTTGATTCACCTAGATCATTTGATGAAACAATGTATGTACTTATGTGCGGAACTGGTGTAGGATTCTCAGTTGAGTACAAGTATATTAATAAGCTTCCTGCCGTCCCAGAAAAACTAGAGAAGTCGGATACTATTATTGTTGTCGAAGATTCAAAGCAAGGATGGGCAAAAGCATATCGTGAACTATTAGCACTTCTTTGGACAGGACATATTCCAGCAATTGATGTAACTAAAGTTAGACCTGCTGGTGCAAGATTAAAAACAATGGGTGGTAGATCTTCTGGTCCTCAGCCCCTAGTAAATCTTTTTGACTTTACTATTGCTAAGTTTAAAAATGCAGCAGGTAGAAATCTTAAACCAATTGAATGTCATGACATTATGTGTAAGATTGGTGAAGTGGTAGTTGTTGGTGGAGTAAGAAGATCTGCAATGATTTCTCTGTCAAACATTAATGATATTGAAATGGCTCAAGCAAAGGCTGGTAATTGGTGGGAAGGTAATACACAACGAGCATTATCTAATAACTCAGTTGCATATTCAAGAAAGCCAGAAATGGAACAGTTTATTGCAGAGTGGAAATCTCTTTATGATTCAAAGTCTGGTGAACGTGGTATTTACAACGTAGCCGCAGCTCAAGCACAAGCAGCGAAGTTTGGTCGTAGAGATCCAGATATTCATTATGGTACAAACCCTTGCTCTGAAATTATCCTTCGTCCGTATCAGTTTTGCAATCTTTCAGAAGTAGTATTGCGTGAGAAAGACACCAAAGAAGATATTGCAAATAAAGTAAGGCTTGCAACAATACTTGGAACCTGGCAGTCAACTCTTACAGATTTTAAGTACCTAAGAAAAATATGGAAAGATAACACAGAAGAAGAGAGACTTCTTGGTGTTTCTTTGACAGGACAATTTGGACACAAGTTTATGTCTGGCAAGAAGGATATAGTTGCTTTAGAAGCTTACTTGATGTCTTTAAGAGAGTATGCTCGTGAAACTAATAAAGAAGAGGCTGAAAAAATTGGAATTCCTGAGTCTGCAGCTATTACATGCGTAAAACCTTCTGGAACAGTATCTCAATTGGTCGGGGTATCTTCAGGAATGCATCCATGGCATTCACCATATTATGTTCGCACAGTCCGTGGTTCAAAAGGAGATCCAATTTCTGTTTTCCTAAAAGAAGTTGGAATACCAGTAGAAGATGATGTAATGAAGCCTAATGAAACATATGTATTTTCGTTCCCAGTAAAAGCACCAGAAGGTGCAATTGTTAGAAATGATTTAACTGCAATTGACCACTTAAATATTTGGCTTGTTTATCAAAGAGCTTGGTGTGAGCATAAGCCTTCTATTACTGTTTCAGTAAAAGAAGAAGAGTGGATGGAAGTAGGAGCTTGGGTATACAAGAATTTTGATGAAGTATCTGGAATTTCTTTCCTGCCACACTCAGAGCATACATATAAGCAAGCACCTTATCAAGAAATTTCAAAAGAAGAATATGAAGAGCTTTTATCTAAAATGCCAAAGAATATTAGGTGGGAAGATCTCTCTTTTTATGAAACAGAAGATGGAACTTCAACAAACGCCACCTTGGCTTGCAGTTCAGACGGAAATTGCGAACTTGTAGATATATCTGCCTAGTGGTAGAATTAAGTATTGGGTAAAACCAAAATTCATGGGCAACACCGCCCAAATGGAGATGATAATATGGCTATCAAAAATTTTGATAAAGCTGATTTAAATAAAGACGGGAAAGTAACTATGCAAGAACAAATTTTATCTGCACTAGGCTCTTACGGAAGAGCATTTTTAGCCGCAGCAATGGCTCTTTACATGACTGGAAATACAGATCCAAAAGATTTAGTAGCTGCTGGATTTGCAGCAATTGCCCCAGTTATTTTGAAGGCTTTGTCGCCTAGCGACCACAGCTTCGGATTTAAGTCTAAGTAATTATTAGTCAATTAGGAATGCCCTTATGCTAAAATAGTGTAAGGGCATTTCTCTTTAGGGGTATAAAATGGCAGCGCAAAAAAATTTTCAAGTAGACGAAAACACCACATTTACGTTTGAAGTTCAATACTTAGACGAAGATAATGTCCCTATACAATTAAATCACCACACCGCTAAAATGCAAGTAAGAGATACTCAAGGTGGAAAAAAATTAGCATTCACTCTAACTGATCAAGACGGTATTACAATAACTCCATCATTGGGAAAGCTTTCTATTTCAGTTTCATCAGAAAGAACTAAAAAACTTTTTTATCCAAAATCGGCGTATGATTTAGTATTAATTGACCCAAGCGTTAATATAACAAGACTTCTAGAAGGATATCTAACCTTGAATAGGGCGGTAACCTTATAATGGCAACCCGCCTAATAGTAACCGAAAATAATCCACTAGTAGTAGTAAGAGCTTCTGGCTCTCCTGGAAGAACAATAATAAGTGGCGAAGGAAATCCAGCAAATTCATTAGGATCCCCAGGAGATTTTTACTTTGACACATTAACTACAAGGTTTTGGGGGCCAAAATCATTGGACTCAGATTCTTGGGATGTGGACAGCAGCTTTATTTTAGACAAGCAAGTTTCCTATATGTACTCTTGGGAAATGAGCCAAATATCTGGCCCAGTAAATGGAGTATATTCTGTATCAATTACCCATAATTTACAATTTCACCCTAATGTTTCTGTTAAGTCAAGTTCAGGTGACTTGTTAGAAACTGGAATAGACTATAATAGTATTAACCAAATAACATTGACAATGGCTCAGCCATTTTCGGGGACAGCATACCTGTCCTAAAAAGGAGATAAAAAATGGCAAGAAAATTTTTAGTTAGCGTTGATCTAAACAAGAATGAGTTACTCAATGCTAGAATTCAAAACTTAGGTTCTGCTCCATCGAGTCCAGTATCAGGTCAAATTTATTACAATTCTCAAGACAACATTATGTACTTCTGGAATGGTACAGAGTGGATCTCTACATCTGGTTCACTAGAAGTCATTCAAGATGCTATTGGTTCATATATAAATGGCGGAGTTGGTCTAACAAAATCTTATAATGATTCAACTGGCACAACAACAATAGATTTAGATGATACATCGGTATCAGCTGGAGATTATGGATCAACAACGAAAGTTCCTACATTTACAGTAGATGCACAAGGTAGACTTACAAACGCAGGCGAAGTAGACTTAATCATACCACTTGATGAACAAACAACTGGTGATTATGTAGAAACAATTGTTGGAACAGCAAATGAAGTTACTGTTTCACCAAATAGCGGACATAATGCTGCAGTAACAATTGGTTTGCCAGACAATGTTGAGATAGCTGGCAACTTACAAGTTGGCGGAAATTTAAATGTAATAGGAACTGTTAATTCTGTAAATACAACACAGATTAACATTGAAGATAATAAAGTAAAGCTTAACAGCAATTTTACTGGAACTCCAACAACAGATGCTGGAGTAGTAGTAGAGCGTGGAACAGAATCAGATGTAGAAATACTATGGAACGAAACATCCGATAAATGGACATTAACAAATAATGGATCAAACTATCATGATATTGCAAGAAAGTTCGCACAGACTTTAGGCGCATCTGCAACATCTTATACAATTACACACAATTTAGGAACAACAGATGTGACAGTTCAAATATTTGAAGCTGCCGTACCATATGCACAAGTTGAGGCAGATGTTCTTAGGCCAAATGCTAATTCAGTAACAATCAACTTTGCATCCGCTCCATCAGCTGGAGAATACAGAGTAGTTGTAGTAGGCTAATCATGTCTAGACAGATGCTGGTACCTTTAAGGCTATTAGCCTTGTCAACAGACCCAGCATTTGGGCAAGTTGGAGAAGTATACATAAATACTACTACAAAAAACTTGCGTGTTCACAATGGAACTACTTGGATAGAGCTTACTCCTCCAAGTACAGATCCAACTCCATTCTATATGCACACCCACACATTTGATGGAGATGTACATACAATAGATATACAGAATCAAATTGACTTTAAGAATCTTGATAATCCAAATACTCCTGGACTTGTTTTACCTGAGATAATTGGATATGACGGAGGATTGCCTGGTAGTAATCTTAATAGCCCGTCGTTTGTTGAAGAAACATTGTTTGATGCAGGTCTTTTTGATGGAACAACAGTAGTAGAGGAAGAGATTTTGGGAGGCGGAGGGTCGGAAGACTTTGATGCACCATCACTCGATGGAGGTAATTCATAATGGCATATAAAATTCAATTAAGAAGAGATGTTGCAGCAAACTGGGCAGCAAATAACCCATTGCTTTTGAACGGTGAAATAGGAATAGAAACAGACACGCTTAAGTTTAAAATAGGCAATGGAACTCAAAGATGGAACTCAATAACTTCTTATGCCCTTAAACCTGGAATGGCTAACGGAGTTGCTACATTAAATTCAGATGGCAAAATTCCTTTATCCCAGCTTCCAGATCAAGTTTCATTAGACTCCGAAGCTCTGCTTGCAATACAAAATGCTTTGTCTTCTATTACAACAAATGACATTACAGAATCAGGAAATTTATATTTTTCAGAACCTAGAGCAGTCAATGCAGTGCAAGGGTTATTTGACCCAATAGGATCTGCAGATGATGCACTAGATGAAGCAAAACAAGATTCTACAACAAAAGTAAATGCAGCTAAACTAGCTGCAGCAATAGATGCAACAGACAAAGTTGCTGCCGCACTTGTTACCGCTAAAGCAGACGCTGAAGAATTTACAGTAGCATCAATAAATGCTTTAAGCACATCTGATATAGAAGAAGGAACAAGACTTTATTTTACAGAGTCTAGAGTTAATAACATAGTAAATCCACTTATTACACAAACAAGAGGCTATGTAGATCAAGAAGTCGCTGGGGCCAAGGAATATACAGACGAAGCACTTTCAGGTTTTATCCCGCCTATATCAAACATATCTTCTACTTCAGACGTTCCAGAAGGCAGCAATTTATATTTTACTAATGCTAGAGCAATTTCAGCCACAAACAATGCTAGAACAGCTGTGCTTGTATCTGCATTAACAGCAGTCGATGATTTAAGAACAGAAGTTAATACTAGCTTAACAAATTATGTCCCAATTTCAGAATTAACAAATTACATTCCAGTTTCAGATAGAAATTCTTCTGGTGGAATTGCTGGTTTGGACTCAAATAGCAAGGTATTAGAATCTGTTATACCACAAACAATAGCAAGATCTTCAGATTTAGTCTCTGCTATTGAAGGAGTTATTGCTTCTGCACCAACTGCATTTGATACTCTTAAAGAGATTTCAGATTATATTGCACAAGATCAAACTGCAGCTTCTTCTTTAACATCTTTAATTGGATTAAAGGCACCAATTGCTTCTCCTACATTTACTGGTACAGTAACAATTCCAGAAGGAGCAAGTATTGCAGGGTTTGCACCAATTGCCTCTCCTACATTTACTGGTACAGTTACAATACCAGCAGGGGCATTAATATCTGGATATGCAACAGCTATCAACCTAACTTCAGGTTTGGCTTCTACTTTAGCCTCTGCTAATGATTACACTGACTTGGCAATAGAAGGAATAGAAAACTCACTTGGTGGATATCAGCCAGAAAATGAAAGAAACCAAAGCAATGGGTATGCTGGTCTAGATTCAGCAGGTAAGATATTAACATCTGCTGTGCCAGCAATATCAAATACAATGCTTGAAAATAATTCAATTACCATAAATGGAACAGCGATAGCACTTGGCGGAACTGTTGTTACTGGATACACAAATGGTATATCAGGATCAAATATTAATAAAATTACTTATGGAACAGATATAACACCACCTTCAAGCGGAAACTCTGCTGGAGACATCTACATTCAATACTAAGGAGACCAAATGCCGCTAAATATTTTTGACGGTTCCAGTTGGAATCCTTTAAAAAAAGTACAGATTCATGATGGAAGCACATGGAATGAATCTAAAGCGGCATATATATGGGATGGTTCTGAATGGAAATCCCTACTTGACTTAAAACCAAAAAACACAGAGCTTCCTATACTTTCATTGCAAGGAGGAGCTTTCTGGTATGCAGCACAAGAAACTGTTTCTGTTTCAAACGGTGTCTGGGAAAATTCTCCAACTTCATTTAAATATCAATGGCAAAAAGCAGCATGGACTGGGTCTTCATATAATTGGTCAAACATTACAGGCAAGACATCAAATACACTTCAATTAGATGAAGACGAATGGAATTCTACTAGAACTTTAAAGTATGTTGGGTATGTTGTAAGGTGTAAGGTAACAGCTACAAATGCTGCTGGAGATAATGATCCAGATGTCTATACTTTACCGAGCCCATTAATAGGTCCACAAAAACTTTCTGTTGTATCTGCATCTGTAGTATCAAATGGAGTAATAAAAGTAGATTGGACAAAGCCAATTGGAGCAAATGATTTTTATATACAATATTCAGGTGCCGCTTCTGGAGAAATACAGCTTACTGGAGATGTAAATACATATGAGATAGATACTGGAAATGGAAGCGGCGGACTTTTGTTATTAGTAAGACCACTAAATACATCTAATATTAGCGGAACTACAGTTCAAGGTATTGGTGCTAATGCATCAGTTTCTGATGTAAAGCCAAATAAGCCTGGAGTTACAACGACTATGTCTTCAAGCTCAAATGGAGGAACCCTGTCTTGGTCTTTAAATTTAATACAGCCAACAGAATGGATTGTATATAACAACGGTAATATGGAGTCTAGTTCATATTTTTCTGGAGGTCCTTCTCAAACCTCATATTGGATTGAAAGAATAGGGGTTGGCGGAACAACATATGGATCATACACAATTACTGTAACTGGAACCGCTCCAAGATTTACTGAAACATCATGGTCTTCTTTCCCAGGATTACCTATAGTATATCCATCAGTTCCTTTACCAGTAAATCAAGTTGCACCAACAGTTTCTGGAACTGGAAGATCATTTACATCAACAAATGGAACATGGAGTAATTCTTCTTCAATTTATTCTTATATTCATGAATGGTATGCGGATGGGGTCAACATACCATTTGGAATTGGAAGTACATTAAGCCTAGGCGACACAACTCAATATGACAACAAGTCAATAACATCTTCTGTTTATGTATTGACTACCGATTTAAATACTACCTCAAAAACATATAGCAGTAACTCAGTTGCATCTACAACAAAAGAAGCAGAAGAGCCTACTTCACCAGTTCAATATTGGGCCTGTTGCGGCAATGGGGCTGGAGTAACTGGAACTTATGCAAATAGCAGCGCAGCTCTTACAGGATTAAATGCAGCTTGCAACGCTGATGAGCCAGGAATAAATAATCAGGTTGCTGGAGGAGTATCTAGAACCCCAGTTTGCGTACCCACAACATATACAATCCCAAACCTAGTTGGAACATATAATCCTTCTAGCACATCAAGTTACAACATTGCAGCAGGAACAGCAGTTGGCACCACTGATTATACAAAAGAAGGACTAGTTTCTTCACAATCCCCCGCTGCTGGAACTATTGTAAATTCATCTCCAATACCTACAATTACAGTAAATAAGTTTACGTATCAAGCATCCCCAGATTTCCCACCACCACAAGAAAAACCAGCATGTCCAGGAACTATAACAAATGCAGCAGCATATACCTGTGCTGAGCTTGGAAGACAGTTACTTGGTAACTCTACAACTTATGCAATAAGCGTTGGACAGCAATGCTGCGGTGATTTTATTTCATGTCCAACACCAAGTGCATGGAGCGCATGGAGCACATGTTCTTCTGAAGGAACACAAACTAAAACAAGAACAAACTATCATGCTGGATCATGCACTGCATATACTGAAACACAAACTCAGGAATGTACACCACCAGTAACAGTAACTTATTATATAGGATATTCTTTGTGTAACAATAACTCTGGAAATTATGGCTCAAGTCCATCTGTTAGTGGTCCTTATACTGCTTCATCAATTCCAACAGATGTAATTTCAGGTCCAAGTAGTGCACGAGAAGTATTGAGATACCGATCAACATCTTCTGCCGCTTTAGCAGCCGCAGCCCAAGCAGGATGTGCACCAGCTGTATTTGCACCACCATCATTCTTTGCGCCACCAGGATTCTTTTCACCACCAGCATTTCCAGATCCAGATCCAGAACCAGTCTTTACACCACCAGCATTCCCAGAACCAGACCCAGACCCAGTCTTTGCGCCACCAGAGTTCTTCGCACCGCCAGCATTCGGAGCACCAGGAGTATTTGCTGTATAAACAAATATAAAACTTACATTGACATATTAATGTAAATTATGTTAAAATTATAATACAAGCTTACAACACTAGAAAGTTAAACTATGACAGAAAAAAGTGCATGGGAAAAATACAAAGAAAACTTAGGTGACACTAGGCCTTGGGATTTGTTAAACCCCAACACAGATTTTGCACCAAATGAATTGCAAGAACAAAGGTATAGCGTGTGTAGGTCTTGTCCAGAGTTCATTGACTTAACTACACAATGCAAAAAATGCGGATGTATAATGAAGTTAAAAACCAAGCTTTCTGCTGCTCAATGCCCTATAAATAAATGGTAAATTTGGTGGATTATAAATATTTGTAGGATATAATTGACTAAGTAACAAGACTTACACAAGGGGGTAGCCAATGGCCACCAATTATCCAAACAATCTAGACGAATTAATTAATCCAAACGGCACTGATCAATTATCAGCGCCATCACATTCAGAGCAACATGCAAATGCAAATGATGCAATTGAAGCTCTTCAAATAAAGGTAGGAATAGATGGGTCACAAGATCCAGATTCTTTAACCTATAAAATTAACGATATAGTTTCTATTCTAGGAGACCTAGATAACAGCACAGACAATGTAATAGAGCTACTTGGCCTAGAAGGTAATAACGACCTTGCAGTTTATGGAATTGAAAATGCAACTAATGTAGATTCATTTGCAAAAAATACATGGAAAACAGTAAGATATAATCTTCAGGTTACAAGGGGAGCAGATGTTTATGCATCTGAGATCACGGCAACACAATCTGGATCAGACATGCTAGTATCAGAGTCTAACATCATATCAAACACAAACAATAGCCTATTTACTTATACCTTTGAAGAAAATTCAGGTATAATTAGTTTAAGAGTCACCCCTGTTTCTGGTGAAATCGCAGTAAGATTTGTAAGAACAGCATTAAAGGCATAACAAAAAAAGCAGTAAGAGGAGTCATATAAATGGCAACAGTAGTAAAAAACTTTAGAATTAAATCAGGCCTCATTGTAGAAGGTAACACAGGTACAATCGGTGGTCAAAATATACTTACAGAAACAGGTGGAGATTCCTATATTCTCAACCTCGTTGGTGGAGCTACACTTGTAAAGTCAGTAGATACAGGAGTATTTTCTGTAGATGGTTCAGGTAACCTTACAGTAAATGCTAATACATTTGACTCATACGGTTCCGCTTCAGCAGCTGAAGCAGCAGCAATTTCTGCAGCAGCAACTGATGCAAGCACAAAAGCTTCAAATGCACAGTCAGCTGCAATTACAGCAGCAGCAACTGATGCTACAACTAAGGTAGCCGCAGAAGCAGCACTTAGAGTATCAGGCGATGCAGCTTCAGTTTCAACTGCAGCAGCAGATGCAACATCTAAGGCTAACGCCGCTCAAGCAGCAGCAGAAGCTACAGCATCAGCAGATGCAACATCAAAGGCCAATGCAGCACAGTCTGCAGCAATCTCTGCAGCAGCAGCAGATGCTACTACAAAAGCTAACGCCGCTCAAGCAGCAGCAGAAGCAACTGCAGCATCAGCTCTTTCATCTGCAATATCAACAGAGGTTTCAAACCGCAATACAGCAATTTCAAATGCAGTAGATTCATTAGTAGATGGAGCACCAGCTCTTCTTAACACATTAAATGAATTGGCAGCAGCAATAAATGACGACGCTAATTACACAACAACTCTTACATCAGCATTAGCAACAAAGGCTAATTCAGCAGATGTAACTGCAAGTCTTGCAACTGCCGCTTCAAATGCATCAGCAGACGCTACATCTAAGGCTAACGCAGCACAGGCTGCAGCAGAAGCCACAGCATCAGCAGATGCAACATCTAAGGCTAACGCAGCACAGGCTGCAGCAGAAGCCACAGCATCAGCAGATGCAACATCTAAGGCTAACGCAGCCCAAGCAGCAGCAGAAGCTACTGCATCAGCAGATGCAACATCTAAGGCTAACGACGCTCAAGCAGCAGCAGAAGCAACAGCAGCAGCAGCTAATACAGCACAGCAAGATGGAACTACAGCATTCACAGCATTAAACATTAATGATGAGGCTAAGCAAATTGCAGCATCATCAACATCACTTGGATCAGTTGTTGTAACTGCATACGAGTGGCCAAAGGCGGCTTACCGCTCAGGAAAGTTTGTTGTTAAGATTGACAACGGAACACACAACGAAATATCAGAAATTCTAGTAACTCTAGATTCATCAGACAACGTAGCAATTACAGAGTATGCAATCGTTGGAACTAATGGAGCACGAGGCACAATTACAGCATCAGTATCTGGTGCAAATGTTCAGCTAAGAGTAGATCCAGTAAATGATTCAACAATCAAAGTAACTGGAACACTTCTTAAATAATTAAATAAAGGTTTTGGGGGATTCCTTAAAAATCCCCCACAATAACAATTAGGGGATATGTGAACTTAAATGGCAACAGTAAATAAAAATTTTAGAGTAAAGAACGGGTTAAATGTAGCAGGCACTGCGACGTTTGACACAGACATAGTTTTAGGGTCAGCCCCAATATCTTTTGATACAACAACAAATAGGCTCAAGGTTCAGATAGATGGAACTTGGCAGCCTATTGCTTTATATTCAGAGATTCCAAATGAAGCTAACATGCTTACATTTATGGACGTAGGATTGGCTATTGATTACGATGGTCAACCAACATATATAATTCAGGCAAACGGTGTAACTCCAACAGGAACAAACAAGTTCATATCTGGCGGAGAGCCATCAACATCTGAATTCGGAATAACTTTTGATTCAGGAGCGTTAGTAGCATGATGCTCAAGTATAATCGTTTTAATGCTATAATTTCAATATATCAAATTAAAGGGGTGGCATAATGTCAACAGTAAGAATTCAAGTACGTAGAGGTTTATCTTCAGAATGGACCGCAGCAAATCCAGTATTAGCTGCAGGTGAAATGGGTGTTGAAACAAACACTAATAAATTTAAATTCGGTAATGGTTCATCTACATGGACCGCTCTTTCATATGCAGCAGCCGACACAGCAGCAATTGGTGAAATTTCACAAGATGCTATAGATCAGGCTCTTTCAATGGGAGCAGGTCTTACAAAGACCTATAATGATGGATCAAACACAATAACAATAACTGTAGATACAAATGTTATTTCTACAAAAGCGTTTGCAACATCAGAAGCATCAGCAGCTAGAGAAGCAGCTATTTCAGCAGCAGAAGGTTACACAGATGCTGCTGTAAATGGAGTAAATAGCTCATTGTCAGGATACCTAGAGACAGGTGACAGAGGCATAGCAAACGGAGTTGCTTCACTTGATGGAAACGTTAAAGTTCCAGAAGCTCAACTAAAACTAACAGGCCTAACAACACATATTTCAACAGAGGGAGATCTAACAGCTCAAAACGTAGTTATTAATGGTAGCTTAATTGTAAGCGGAACAACCACAACTATTGATACCCAAAATGTTGCTTTTGAAGATGCACTTCTATCAATTGGAAAAGACAATACAACAAACATTTTAGACTTAGGATTTGTTGCTAACCATAACACTGGAGTAGCAAACCACACTGGACTAGTTCGTGATGCATCAGCAGACAAGTGGAAGCTTTTCAAAGGAGTTACAGATACTCCAACCACTGTAGTTAATTTTGCTCAAGGATCCTTAGACACACTAGCCCTTGGAAGATTGGAAGCAACATCTAGCGCAACAATAAATAACGCAGAATTTACTGGAACACTTGATGTTCCAGTCTCATCAATTATATCTGCTTCAATTGCAAACGGTGCAGTTACAACTGATAAAATTGAAAGTCAAGGAGTAACAGAAGAAAAGCTTGCAGCAAACGCTGTGGTAACACAAAAAATTGCAAATAGCTCTGTAACAGAACAAAAATTGGCAACCAACTCAGTAACAAACGATAAAGTTGCAGATAGTTCTATCTCAACTGACAAAATTGCAACTGGCTCTGTAACTGATGTAAAGTTAGCTGTTGATTCAGTAACTAGCGAAAAAATTCAAGACAATGCAGTAGTTAATGGTAAAATCGCAGACGGTGCCATAACAGAAACAAAAATTGCAAACAATGCAGTTACAGAATCTAAGATTGCTGCTCAGTCTATTACAAATGCAAAAATTGTTGACGGTGCAGAAATTGCACAGTCCAAGATTGCTGGACTAGGAGACGCACTAGATGCCAAAGCACCACTAAGTGGACCAACATTTGCAGGTCTAGTTGTTTTGCCAGAGTCAACAACCATAGGTAATGTTGATTCAACAGAAATAACTTACCTAAATGGAGTTACATCTTCAATTCAAACACAGTTTGGATCAGCTGCAACAGCTCTTTCAAATCACGCATCAGATACAACTGATGTTCATGGAATTGCAGATACAGCACTTCTTGCAACAAAGTCTTATGCAGACACTGCAGAAGCAGATGCAATTACAGCAGCAGGATTAGCAGCAGACACAAAGGTTGCAAATGCAGTAGCAGCACTTACAAAGTCTTCAGTAGGCCTTGCAAATGTTGATAATACATCAGATGCATCAAAGCCAGTATCCACAGCACAGGCTTCAGCAATAGCAACTGCTAAGTCAGAAGCAATTGCAGATGCAACAGCTCAGGTAAATGCAGTAATTGCAGCAGCCCCAGCAGCCCTTAACACCCTTGATGAGCTTGCTGCAGCACTAGGTGACGATGCAAACTTTGCAACAACAGTCACTACCAGTCTTGCATCTAAAGCACCAATTGCTTCACCAACATTTACTGGAACAGTAACGGTTGCAGCAGCAGGTGTAGCGTTTACAGATGGAACTCAGACAAAGGAAGGCGTTCCTTCACGGACTGTAATTGGAACAGCAATTGCTGGAGCATACAATCTATCAACAGGTGGATTAGCGCTAAGAGATCAGTTAATTCCAGTTTCTGGAGCACACACAATTACAGTTCCTACAAATGCAACTACAGCTTATCCAATAGGAACTTCAATAAGCTTCTACCAGTCAGCTGGAGCAGACGCAGTATTTGCAGAAGCATCTGGAGTTACAATATTGAGAACTCCAGGACTAAAGCTAAGAGCATTATATTCATCAGCAACAATAACCAAGGTAGCAACAGATACATGGTTACTTGCTGGAGACTTGAAAGCATAATTGGGGAATAGGAGAATAAAATGTCAAAAAATATAGGCAGAAGAGCATCAGCTCAAGACAACTTCATTGGCCCAAATGCACCAACTGGGCTAACCGCAGCAGATCATTTGAACGGCGTTAATAACCAACGAAACTTTAACGATGGAATGATTAATCTGTCATGGACAGCACCAGCAACAGGAAATGCACCAACTCAATACAAAATATTTAGAAGTGGAGTAGAGGTAGGAACAGTAAGTGCTCCTACTACTACCTTCTCTAATACTGGACTAGTTGGTGGAACTTCTTACTCTTATACAGTAAAAGCAGTTGACCTTTATGGAACATCAGCAGATTCTAATTCAGCATCAGCAACAGCAACAACAAAGCCAGCTGCACCAACAAGCGCATCTGCAACTGCTGGAGTTAATGCAAATACGGTTAGCTGGGGAGCACCTGCAACAGGTGGAAAGCCAATAACCAACTACTTTGTTCAAGGTAATGATGGAACAACTGGAAATACAACTAACTTATCTATATCAATATCAGATACAGCTAGTACATCTCAGTACTACAATGTTTATGCAGATAATGCTAATGGAAGATCAGCAGCATCAAATAACACAAATACTGTTACGACATTAGCACCGTCATTCTTTGCACCACCATTCTTCCCTCCAGCATTCTTCGCACCGCCAAGTTTCTTCGCACCGCCAGGATTCTTCGCACCGCCAGGATTCTTCGCACCGCCAGGATTCTTCGCACCGCCAGCATTCTTCGCACCGCCAGGATTCTTCGCACCGCCAGCATTCTTCGCACCGCCAGGATTCTTCTCACCGCCAGGATTCGGAGCACCAGGAGTCTTTGCAGTTTAATATAAAACACAAATAAAGGACGGGAGAGAAATCTCCCGTCCTTTATTGACTTTACTAATTAAAAAATGCTATACTTCATAGTATGAATAACATATATAATTTTTCTTCTAAAGAACAGCTTTTCCCAGGAGTTTGGGTGTATAGAGATGTAATTAAAAAAGAAATTGACGTAATAAATAGGTTAAATGTAATAGGTCAGTCTGCAATTGAAGACAAAGAGTCTAGATATGAATGGACATTTGGATTTGTTGGTTATAGCGAAAAAAGACCATCTTACAGAGATTGTGAAGATATTAAGGTAGGAGAAATATCTAATCCACAATCTAAAACACAATCATTGGTTTCAGATTTATGGCAGGATTTAAAGCAGCATCAGTTACCAGCAGTAGAAGATTATTGTAATATGTATAACGTAAAAATGAATTACTGGGAAGTAATGAATTGTATTAGATATGGCAAAGGACAGCATTTTCAAGAGCATGCTGATCATGGGTTTTCATACAGCGCCACAGTATCTCTTGTAGCTTATGTAAACGATGACTATGAGGGAGGGAACCTATATTTTCCTAAATTAAACTTAGACATTAAGCCTAAAGCTGGAGACCTATATATATTCCCATCTACATATTTATTTTCACATAGAGCCATGCCAGTTGAATCTGGAATGAAATTTTCAATAGTAACCATGTTAGATTACAATGACCATGCTCATAGACAAGAGTTTATGCAAATGAGGTCAAAATGGGTAGAAGAAGATTTGTCAACTGGCAAAAACCAAAATGGATAAAATAGAAGTATTTATAACTAAAGAAGGACTTGGTATACTTGAGCCATTATCTGCAAAAAGAGAGTGGATGGACAACACATTTGAATCTCATGCATACAAATGCTTTCCAGTTAGTTTAAGTAACCAGCTTGGCTGGGGAATATCTTTTCCAGAAGACATATCTTTTATATGGGATGGAATTTCTGATAGCAGCCCAGATCACGTAAAAATATTGTCTGGACAAAAATATGCATATTCTGGAAGAGCAAATGGAACTATTAGTTTTAATAGCGGATTAGTTTTTAAAACAGATACAAACTTAAGCTTGCTTTCAATGCCAGTTCCAAATTTATTTATTGATGGTGCAGTTCCGTTTACTACAATTATGAGTAGTTCTTTTTTTACTGGCCCACTCCCTATTGCCTGGATGATAACAAAGCCAAATGAAGTAATAACCATTAAGGCAGGAACCCCAGTAGTAGCAGTACTACCAATAGATTTAAGCTCATTAAATAATTCTGAAATGGTTTTTCAGGATATTTCAAAATTTCCCCAAAATCCATACAATGATGTATTTGACCCAAATGAATACAGGGAAACAATAAAAGGGTTAAATAATTCTGGAGATTGGTCAAATTTTTATAGGGATGCAGTTGATCATTTAAAGAGAAAAATAGGCTCTCACCAGGTAAAATCAATAAGGCTTAAGGTAAGCAATGATATAATTAATTATGGAGATAAAGATGAAATTAGCAGATAACTGGGAAAACAATGCACCTAAATCTATTACACCTTCTGGTTTTTTTGGCAACTCTTCAGACAACATTGTAGAGCTAAGAAATTTCTTATCAGAAGATGAGAGAAAAAGACTCATGGACTTTGCAAAAAATAATAAAATTTGGGATATAACTGAAACACGCAGAGATGCAGACGGCCTTGTGCTATATGATCACACAGTATGGGAAGATAGAGTTTGTACCTATGCATCTCTTATGGCTTCTGATCCAGAAATATTAGATTTAATCTATAGCATGATAGCAAGATTAAAAATAGAAGTAGATAAATTTTTTAGCGTAGATGCACAAGAAACTGGTCCAGCTATTGTTCGCTGGCCAGTAGGTGCAAGACAAGAGCCTCATGCAGACAAAGAATTTCACTCTGGCCCAGAAAAAGGTAGACCAAATAATTTCCCATGGTACGATTTAGCTGGACTGTTTTACTTTAACGATGATTATGAAGGTGGAGAGCTTTACTTCCCACAACATGGAATTGAGTTCCAGCCTGTTGCTGGAGCAGCATATTTTTTCCCAGGAGATATGAATTATACTCACGGGGTAAGACCAGTAAAATCTGGAAATAGATTTACTTCGCCATTTTTTTGGACGATAAGAAAACATACAGGAGAAAAACAGCCATGAGTAATTTAGAGTACATAGAGCTACATCCTAAAATTGATGTCTACAGAAACGTTCTATCTAATCCACAAGAACTGTATCAAACAATGAATGAGTCTGAAAAAACATCAGATGGGAAGTACTTTTTGAAGACGTGGGATCCTTGGGCACATTTTGGCACATACACACAAAAGAAAGACATGCGAGAAGTTTCTACAGAAGTTTTGTCTGACGAAATGTTTATCAAAGAGAAAAAGTTTGTTGAAGAAGTAGAGGCAGCTTATAATAAAGTTCTTTTAGACTATGTAGAAAGACATGGTGTTGATCTTCCAGAAGGCTGGCATTTTAGTGGATGTTCTTACTCAAAGTATAACGCTAAAATAGATACTCTATCAAATAAGATGACAATGCAGTATCATACAGACCATATTACTTCAGAAAAAGATATGCCTGGAAGCAAATTTTACCTTACATGTACTATGTATATCAATGATGATTATGACGGCGGAGACATAGAATTTTACGTAGACGGCAAGTTTATAAACCATAAGCCAGCTGCAGGAGATATTTTAGTATTCCCTTCTACTGAGCCATACTACCATGGCGTTAAAACAATTAACACCAATGAGAAGTTTTTTGTAAGAAACTTTATAATGGTTCCTCATAACGGAACAGAGGAGTGGCTTGCCAACCAAAGAAAATTTGGTGCATTTAGATGGGCTAAGATGGAAATGGAAAGAACTAATTACGAAAACAAAAGAAATATGATTTATTTTAAAGATGGAGTTCAGGTTCCGTATGAGGTTTACAATCCAACAGAAGATGGAGAAATGTACTAATGGAAAGAAATATGATTGTTAAAAGACATAAAGAGGATATAGTTGAGTATGAAAACTTTCTTACTCCAGAAGAATGTCAAGCAATAATTAAAGTTTTGGCAATTAAAATGGAAAAAGATCAATTAAGATGGATGCCAATTTCATTCTATGAGTCATACTCATCAGGAACTCCAGAGCTAAATGATCCAGATACAATTGCTAATGGGCTCCCAGGAGATTTTTTTCAAGTTCTAAAACAAAGAGTAGTTGACGTTACAGCAGATATGGCTGGAAAAGATCCTGCACAAATGTCACAAATTAGCTGGCATTCTCAAAGATGGGCCCCAGGAGCTTTTGCCAATATGCATTCTGACAATACATCTAATGATGGAGTTTCAGGAGCATTTACTAGAAGCAGATATGCAACATTTCTTTATTTAAATGATGACTTTGAAGATGGAGTTTTAAACTTTAAGCATGGGCTTACAATTGTTCCGAAAACTGGAACCTTAGTCACTTTTGCTGGAGGATTCCACAATATGCACGAAGTTACTACAGTTAAGAAATCAATCAGGTACACACTTGGCTCATTCTGGGATGACAGAGAAGAGAGTGACTACCCACAAGAGGTTAGAGATGCCTGGGCTGAAGAGCTTGCTAAAGTTAGAGCAATGCAGGCAGATGAAGCCATTGAATGGGAAGACTATAGAAATAAAGGTTTAAGAATAACTCCACGTGGAGAAGTTTATCCAGCATCAGAAGTAGAGGGCTAATATGGAAGGCGAGCCAATATTCAAGCAATTTACAATGTTTAATTTGCAGATTGTAGAAAAAAATATATGGTACTGGGAGAATGCACTTAGTTTTCCAGAGTACTTAAAGGACTTTATAGAAGAGATAGATTTAGAGCCATCATCATTTAGTAGAATTTCAAAGTGGGAAAACTGGACAGCAAGCGATAATGAATCTATAGTGTACGGGGCTACAAAAAATATATTTTCATCTAATCTAAAAAAATCTACTGGGTCTGATGCAATTGATAAAAAAACTCTTTACATAGCAAATAGCTTTTTGATGGCATTTGAAATGTGTTCCGATAGATATTTAGCTGGAAATAACCTGGATAAAAATAGATATAATTTAGAGCTAAACCAAGTTCCAATTAAAAAGTGGAACCAGGGCCAGTCCATGGGCCCACATTTTGATGGGCAAGATGGAGATTCAACTCTAGCATTTTCTTTGGTAGCCTATGTAAATGACGATTATGAAGGCGGAGAAATTCATTTTCCTAATCAAAACATTACAATTAAGCCAAAGGCTGGAAGTCTAATTATGTTCCCATCACAGCAGCCTTATGTACATGAAGTTATGCCAATCACTTCTGGGACAAGATACATGAGCCCAGCACATGTATATATTAAGTAAATAGGTGGTATAATAAAAAAATGAGCACAACAGGAAAAGGGTTTAGGTACCCGCAGTATACAGACACGCCAGACGTCCCTAGAGACCTAGGGTACCTTGCTGCTGATGTAGATGCTTATCTAGATGCTCATCCTGGCCCACAAGGGCCTTCAGGGACTTTAACGATAGGCTCTGTAACAACTGTTAGCGCATCAACTCCAGCGTCAGTAGTAAATGTAGGAACACCAGAAGCAGCAATATTAAACTTAACATTACCTAGAGGTGTAGATGGAATAATTGGAGGCCCAGGACCATCTAATGTTCTTTCAATAGGAACTGTTGAGTCTGGTGTAAATGCAGATGCAACTATATCTGGCACAAGTCCCTCACAAACTTTAAATCTTGTTTTACCACAAGGGCCTGTTGGCCCAGCAGGACCACAAGGAATACCAGGGCCAACTACACTAGCAATTGGAACAACAACAACTGGTGCAGCTGGAACAAATGCTTCTGTCACAAATACTGGAACCGCTACAAATGCTGTATTTGCTTTTACAATACCTAGAGGCGCAACTGGATTAACTGGAGCACAAGGCCCACAAGGAATCCCTGGATCTAGTGCAACTATTGATCCAGTACCTACAACTATTTCATTAAATATTCCAACAACGTCTGGATATGGAGTAAACTCAAACTGGTACCCACTTGCAAATAACTTGTACTCAATAGGACAGCCAATAGATGCGGGTGCTGGTGTAGCATCAAATAGATTTTGGAAAACTATATACTCTAACACTGGAACAATAAATACTTCTGATGAAAGACTAAAGACAGATATTTTTTCTTCCGACTTAGGATTAGATTTTATAAACAATTTAAATCCAGTAAAATATAAATTTATTGAGGGCGGGAAAGAATTAGTAGATGGAGACTTAGTTTCACTTCCTGGAACAAGAACTCATTATGGACTTATAGCTCAGCAAGTAAAAGAAGCTTTAGATGAATCTGGAGTAGAAGACTTTGCTGGCTGGGTAAAGATTGATATGTCTGAAGAAGATTCTATGCAAGGATTAAGATACGATCAATTTATTTCACCATTAATTAAAGCAGTACAAGAGCTTACAGCGAGAGTTAAAGCACTAGAAGAGATTTAAGACATGTCATATAAATATACTGTCTTAAAAGATAATCCAGTTGCATTTTTTTTACTAGATGAAGTTCGTTCTGGAGAAGTTGGCGTATACAGCAATTTAACAACTCTATATTCAACATATCAAGATTTAAAAGATAATGGCGTATCATATGCTGCTGTAAGCGGGCTACCAATAATTGATTACACTGGAAATTCAATGGAGGGCTATGCAATTAATACCTCAGATATGGAAGTTCTTCCTATTATTGGGGCGGGAGTAAGAGGAACAGAGATAAATGAAAATGCACAGATAAGCCTAAAAGCCCTAGGACTTGGTATGAATAGAAATCCAGATGGCCCATTCTCATTTGAAATATGGTTTAGTCCAGCCAAAGATGACAATGCCGAATATATTATTCTAGGAGATGCTGCCAATTCAATTGGTCTATTCTATAAAAATGAAAATATTATTTTTAAATGTAGTCCAACACAGATGGTTTGGCATAAGATTACAAAAAATAAAGCTATGCATGTTGTAGGTATGTTTTCTAAAGATACAATTTCACTTTATGTCGATGGAAAAATTGTTTCTGAAAGTCCAGTTGTAGATAGCTTTAAATTTACTAATTCAAGCTTAAACCTATCCTTGGGACCAGCCAACTCAGGCAAAAAATTTATTGTTGATTCAGCAGCAATATATGCCTATGAGCTAGAAGAAGCAAAAATATTAAATCATTATCTGTCGGGATACAAAGAGACAAAGTACTCACAAATTGTTTATTCAAATAATGGAATTCTTTTTTCATTAAACTCGGCATCAGTAAGACCAGACATTTCATATAGGTATCCTGGAATAAAAGCACTAGAAGAACTTGCTTCTGGAGATGCATATTATAACTCAGAATATAACAGAATTGAGTTTGAAGAAACAGATGCCGTAGAAACAAAAACATTTTCTTTTCAAGAAAGACTGTATATATCAAATCCAGAAGATATTGTTTCTTCTAGAATTTGCTATGGGCAGGATGTAGATAATATTTTGGTTGAAATACAAATCCCAAATCAGCCATGGGTAGTTTGCAAAAATAATTCTCCGATGCCATACTACAACAAAAACCAGAACTCAGGAAGCCCAATACTAGATATAAGGGTAACAATGACTACACAAGATTCATCCTTTGACCTACCTTATTTTGATAAGTTAGAAATTGATATGTATTCAAATAAAGATTTTTATGCAGATAATTCTGGATCAAAAATATACTCAGCATACGACTATGCAGTAGGACAATACAATTACCCAGTAAGAATGCAAAATAAATACAACGGACTGTCAATGCATTCTGGCCATGGGTTTTCTGTAGATCTTTCTATTCAGCCAAGAACAATAGAGATGTTTTTTACTCCAAGGGGTGGACAAAATGTATTATTTTCTTCAGCATCCTCATCAATTAAATGGGCGGCTAACGGATTAATAACAAAAGCTGGAATTTCTGCCATATACGTAAATGGTATAAATAGGACATCAGAGACTAATGTATCGACATTTTTGCTAAATGATGTTGCCCATCATATTATAATTGTATTAAATCAGCCAGCCTTAAATATTAAGTTTAATCAAAATCAATTAGATACAGAATATGGAACTTCAAACCTATATAACAACATAGCTTTTTACGAGAAAGCATTTACATCCGCAGAAGCAATAACTAACTACAGGCTTTATTGCTCAGATAACTCAAAGGTTATAACTGACCCAGGAGTAACTATATCTGAAAGTGTCCATGGTCAGGATGGAACACCATATTTCATAAGGCAATTTGACTAGTAGGGTGCACAATTTGCAACAAAAGTGTATCAGGCTGGCATCAAGACTGGACTTTTACTAAGAATAATGATAAACTGTTTAACATATGGACATCTTAAACCAAAAAAGCCAGGTAATCGAGGAAACCACTCTCGGAATATACGTATGGGAAATGCCAGACGGACGCTGGATTGGTGACGACGATGGCAACTTTCTTTCAATAACTTCTAAAAAAGGAAATCGTGCCCGCATGGCTTTGCTGGCGGATGCAGTAAGACACTATGGAATTTATGAGGGACAGCCTAAGTTTTTGTCTGGAAGAAGAAAAATTGATGATGAAGAGTTTGAATATCAAAACCAAAGACTTAAGTGGGGACTTACACCAGACCCGCTTGACATAGGCGAATACAAAGATTCAGTATTGCGAGGGGGATCAGTAACATGACACAATTCTTAGAAGATGGCCCAGAAGATACATATGAGGTATCAGTAAAAAATAGCTCAGATCTTTTTTCATTTAAGAAAGAAAAAGAGCATGTTGACCCGTTTGCAATTGGAATAGATGAACTTAAAAAAGTAAGAGGGCTCGGCACCAATTTTAAAAGAAAAGTAAACAGAGATTTTGCAAAATCATTTACTGGTAAAGATGGTGCAGCAACACAACAGAATCTTCTTCAGCAGGCTGTAACTGGATATGCTATGTTCGACCTTGTGCAGCCAGTATATAACCTAGAGTATTTGTCTCAAATTTATGAGGTATCAACTTATAACTATGCTGCAATCAATGCAAAGGTAGCAAATATAGTTGGACTAGGGTACTCATTTACTGAAACTAGAAAAACTAATGATGCTATAGACGCAATAACAGATACAAAGCAATTAGAAAGAGCTAGACGTAAGCTTAATAAGTTAAAGCAGGACCTACAAGAGTGGCTCGACACTACTAACGATGAAGATACATTTACTGAAACTTTAATAAAAGTTTACACTGATTTAGAAGCTACAGGTAATGGCTATATTGAAATTGGAAGAACAACAGCAGGAGATATAGGATATATTGGACATATCCCAGCAAAGACAATGAGAGTAAGAAGACTTCGTGATGGATTCATGCAGCTGCTTTATGGCAAGGCTGTATTTTTTAGAAACTTTGGAGATTTAGATACACCCAACCCAATTGGTGATGTTGAGGATCGTCCAAATGAAATCATTCATCTAAAGAAGTATACTCCGATGAACAACTATTATGGAATACCAGATATTGTTGCTGCACAAATGTCATTGGCTGGCAATGAATTTGCTGGAAGATATAACCTAGATTACTTTGAGAATAAAGCGGTACCAAGATATATTATTACAGTAAAGGGAGCAAAACTTTCTCCAGAGTCAGAAAGAAAGTTGCTAGAATTTTTCCAGGTTGGACTAAAGGGGAAAAACCATAGATCACTTTATATCCCGCTTCCAGCGGATACTCCAGACAACAAGGTTGAATTTAAAATGGAGCCAGTTGAAGCTGGAGCTCAAGAATCATCATTTAATATTTATCGACAATCTAATAGAGATGAAATACTATTGGCTCACCGTGTGCCAATTAATAAAATTGGAACTCCAGAAGGAGTTAATTTAGCGGTTGCAAGAGACGCAGACAAAACATTTAAAGAGCAGGTTTGTCGTCCAGCACAAATGAGACTAGAAAAAAGAATTAATGCAATAATTGAAGAAAAGACTGACGCCCTAAAAATTAAATTCGAAGAGCTGACATTAACTGATGAAGACACGCAATCTCAAATAGATGAAAGATATCTTAGAATGCAGGTAATTACCCCTAATGAAGTTAGAATTAAAAAAGGTATGATTCCAGTGGAAGGCGGAGATGAAATGGTAGATCTAAGGCCTCAGCAGGCAGCTGACCAAAAAGCAACGGCTGGGAAAACTAGAGCCAGAGATTCAGAAAGATCCGCAGCCTCTTCCGATAAAGTCGGAGAAGGAAGAAATGCAAAAGGCGACGGAAGCAGAGTTGACTAAATCCAATCAACTGCGATTTGCCTTTTTAGATAGATAAGTATAAAATTAAGCATATGAACATAGAAAAAAGTCAGTGGTCTTCTGACGGCCAAAACCTTCATTTATCTGTTCCTTTTACAAAAGTAAACAGGGAGAATAGAACCGTGTCTGGATTTGCAACTCTAGATAATGTAGATCAAACTGGTGACGTCGTAACAGCAGAAGCAAGCCTAAAGGCATTTGAAGCATTTAGAGGAAATCTTAGAGAGATGCATCAGCCACTTGCAGTTGGCAAAGTAGTTTCATTTAAGCCAGAGACTTACTACGATCAAAAATCAAAAGAATTTTATAATGGAGTTTATGTAACTTCATACATATCAAAGGGCGCACAGGATACTTGGGAGAAGGTTCTTGATGGAACTCTTTCTGGTTTTTCAATTGGCGGAAAGATTAAAGATTCAGATAATGAAATAAATAAGGCAACAGGAGAGTCTGTTCGTTTTATTAAAGAATATGACTTAGTAGAACTTTCAATTGTAGATTCACCAGCAAATGAAATGTGCAATATTATTTCAATAGAAAAAATGAATGGTCAACTTATTTTTAAAGGAATGGCAGCAGATGTTGTCACAGAAAATATTTTTTATTGCGAAGATAGCGACTCTGTTTTCATCTCGACAGACAAGACATACTCATCTCCAGTTACTGGTAAAGAGGCTACGCTAATTGGATGGGTTGAAAGCTCAGACATAAACAAATCAAAAGAGATAGATAAAGTTCTTGCTTCATTCAAGAAGTCAAGAGTTACGTTGCCTGCAACACAAACAATAGCAAAACAGGCAAACGCACAAGGAGGTAATGAAGTGGAAAAACTAAACGTACACGGTACAGATCCAGTAGTTGCAGAAGCACCAGTTGCAGAAGCACCAGCTGCTGAAGAAGTTGTCGTCGTTGAAGAGACCATGGTTGAGACTAACGTCAAGGCCGTCGAAGATGCACCAGCTGCTAAAGCAGAAGATGCAGACTCTGCTTCTGTAGATGTCTTTAAGTCAGTAGACGCAGATGCGTCAGCTGCAGTTGAAGGACAAGAGCCTGATTTTGCAAAAATGTTAGTAGACCTAAAGGGATTCTTTGCAGATACTCTTAGCAAGGCTACAGAGGCAAATGCATTACAGGTTTCTGAAATCAAAGAAACTGTAGAGACTTTTAGCAAGGGCTTAAATGCTCAAATCACAGAATTAGCAGAAAAGCACAGCGCACTTAGTGCAGCTGTAACAGAAATAAAGGGCACCATTGATGGTGTTCAAAAGCGTGTAGATGCCGTAGAAGGCGATACAGCAATTAAGAAGTCCTCAGACCTCGGCGGGTCTGCGGTACAAGCAGTAAACAAATCAAAATGGAACGGTTCTTTCCTCGGTTCCGTAAACGAAATATTTAACTAGGGTAGGTGAAATAATATGAGTAATGAAACATTAGAGAAAGCAATCGCAGCTGGTACAACAGCTACAGGTACTTTCGCATCAACAACTGGTGGAGATGGAATTCACACTGCGTCTGAAAATGGCAATGGTGGTCTTCTCAACCCAGAGCAATCAGCTCGTTTCCTAGACTATATGTTCGACGCAACCGTAATCGGAAAAGTCGCACGTACAGTTAGAATGAAGTCTGACACAACAGAAATTGATAGAGTCGGAGTAGGCGAGAAGCTTATGAAGCTCGCAACAGAAGGTGACAACACTGGCACAAACGCAGCAGTCACATTCTCAAAGATCTCTCTCACAACAAAGAAGCTACGTCTTGACTGGGAGCTCTCAACAGAGTCACTAGAAGACAATATCGAAGGTCCAGATCTAGAAGACCACATCGCACGTATGATGGCAACTCAGGCTGGTAACGATATTGAAGACGTTCTACTTAACGGTAACACAGCACTTTCATCAGATGCTCTTTACAAGGCATTTGACGGTGTTGTAAAGAAGGCCAAGGCAAATGCACACGTCGTAGACGCAGCAGGTGCAGGACTTTCTCGTGCTGTATTTAACTCAGCACTTAAGGCACTTCCACGTAAGTACAAGCAGCGTCGCACAGACCTACGCTTCCTTGCAGGATCTAACTTGATCCAGGATTACCTATACGCAACATCACAAAACATCCAGAATGTTAACCCACAGGATATTGCTTCAGGCATCATCCGTGGAGATGTAGCTCCTCTAGGTGGACCAGCAGGATACGTAGCTCCATACGCTTTCGGTATTCCAATCGTTGAAGTTCCACTTCTTCCAGAGACACAGACTGGCGATTACGCACAGGCTACAGGATCACACGGAGATGTTCACTTAACATTCCCTAACAACGTTGTTGTTGGTGTTAAGCGTGACGTAACTGTTTACCGATTCTTCTGGCCACGCAAGGACTCAATCGAGTACACAATGTATACTCGTGTTGGCGTTCAAATCGAGCAGGCAGACGCTTGGGTCGTTGTAAAGAACGTTAAGGTTGCTTCCTAATTAGGAATTAATCACAGAAAAGCCCCCAATTAAATTTGGGGGCTTTTCATTTTAATTATACAATGCTATAATGGTTTTACCTAGAAAAAGGAGTATTAAATGTCTTTTGACACATTAAAGGTCGCGGATCTAAAGGCAATTGCAGAAGAGTTTGCAGTTGAAACAGACGGGCTTAAGAACAAGCAGGATATAATTGCAGCACTAGCAGAAGAAGGTGTTACATATGCAGTATATGAAAAAACACTTAAAGATGTAGAAGATGCAAAAGAAGAGGTTGAGGTCCTACCAGTATTTGATCCAAAGGCAGAGCGCACAGAGGATACAGTATTAGTTATGATGACAAGAGCAAACCATAGATATGATATTATGGGACATACATTTACTCAGACCCATCCGTTTGTAGCAATGCACAAAGATTCAGCTCAACAAATTTTTGATAAAGAGGAGGGTTTTCGTTTAGCCACACCAAAGGAAGTTCAGGAATATTACGGCTAAGCTTAAACGCAACAAATGGAAATTATAGTAGGAACAAACTCACCAGTAAAGCAAAGAGTATTTTGGAAGGGCGGGATAGCTCAAGCAGACTCTTTGCCTACTGTTAAATTTTATGATGTAACAAATGATCCATCAATAGAGCCTTCTATAAATCCAAACACTTTACTTCTAACCCAAACTGCCGAAGAGGCAGAAACAGATAGAGGCGTATATTTGGTATACCCTCCAATATCCTTAACGAATAGACCAAGGACATTGAGGCTAGTTTGGGAATATGAAGTAGATGAAGAAAGTGTAGTTAAAGAGCATCTTCTTGATGTTGTAAAGCCATATGTTGATTTAACAAATGCTGCAGATGCTTTAGGGTTTGGCTTTGATCAATCTGATCCCAACTACAAAACATTTGTAGATTTAGCAGCAGCAGAAAGATATGCAAGAAAACTTATTGAAAGCTACACTGGACAAGAGTTTTATCTATATGATGATGTAAATGTGATATACGCAACTGGATCAGAAATTCTCCCATTGCCACACAAAATAAATGAGATACATTCCATACATCTAAACGACATACTTCTTATTGATAGAATAAATAATATTGATAATTGGAATGTCCCAGTAGAAATATCTTCTAGTGGATTTGGAATAAAAGTAAATAAGTCTGGCTTATTAGATAATGTAGTTTACACAGCAAACGGAATGGTCCCTCCAAGTATTAATGACTACAATAATGGGTCTTTTGTAAATGGTGGAGCTTATAGAATTGAAGGAAGATATGGCTGGGATCAAGTACCGTATGAAGTTGAGTTAGCTACCATAGAGTTAATGAAAGACTTCTTCTCTAAAGATAAAGACTGGAGAAACAAGTACTTAAAGAGCATACAGACATTTGACTGGCAGTTTGAATATGACACTGCAACATTTAGCGGAACTGGAAACAATTACGCTGATCAGCTTCTGTCTGAGTATGTCTTAAGCACTATGGTTTTGATATAATGAACAGACTCGTAGACTCTATTCTTAGCATGAAAATAGATGTTTATGCTCAAGATGATTATCAGGATCCAAACACTGGTGCAATTAAAAAGTCTTGGATATATCAAAGAACTATACCTTGTTTTGCAAAAGGAATAATAACAAACTCTGCTACAAGCAGAGGCGGGGACAATAGAGCAATCTCTGTTAAGTATGTAGACAATCAAACTATTGAGATTAGAACAGAAACAAGATTGACATACAGAGAAAAAGTAACTAATATCAGAGACAACTCAAATAATCCAATTTGGATAGAATTGAACTATCCAAACGATACTCCAACAGTATTTGAAATAACAAGCTCAACACCAATAACAGACCCATTTGGTAATTTAATGGCTTACAACTCAATTGCTAAAAGATCAGAGAGCCAGTTAATTGGAGACTAGTGGAGTAGCATTACTTCAAGCTTCTTCTGGTCTAGAGAGATTGATGGTAGGTGCACCTCAAGCAGGAGTTTTAAGAGATAGCAATGTGGCACAGATATCTGCATTTCTTTACTATCAGGCTAATGTTGCAGCCAGACTAGAATCCAATAAGGCATTTCAAAGACTATTTAAGACAACAATATTTAATCAGATAGAAAAAGATTTTGGTTTGTTTATTGATTCGCAAGCCAGAACAAAGCCAAAGTCATTACATCATGTATATGAGTGGAATAAGACAGGACAAGCAACTGCTCGTCTTTTTAAATTAAACCAGCTAGACGGAGTTGGGCTATCATTTAGAATTAACTATGAGTTTAAGATTTCAAAATCTTCGGTCCCATCTAAAAATAGAGAGCAGACAAGTAGATATGTTTTTGAAAGAAAAGCAGCTGTTATGGAAAAAGGAATGCCAGTTGTAATTAGACCAAAATCTGCTGAGAGATTAGTTTTTGAAATTGATGGAGAAAAGGTTTTTATGCCAAAGGGTAAGTCAGTTACAGTAAAGAGCCCTGGAGGCAGAGCATCAACAAATCAATTCGATTTAACATATAGTAGATATTTTAGCGGACCAATGGTTAGCAACTCAATAAAGATGTCTGGATTTCAGAACCTATTCGGAGCTAAATTTGAAAGAGCGATGAAAGTTCCTTCATCTATTGCCAAGGTGCGTTATTCCTTTAGTCCAGGTACAATTAGACTACAGGCCGAGGCGGCACTAACAGAAAAATTCGGAGGAGTATTTTAATGACTAATTATGGAATAGACGCCATGTACGAGATAAGAAAACATCTTTGGCAAGAGCTTTTGTCAAATAACATAATTGATCAAAATGCTTACTATAGCGATAATCTTGGCGAATCTATAATTCCAATTATTCCAGTTCAGCAGGCTCCAGAAATGAATCAATTCTTAAGCGGCAAGACCCATATTGTTTATGACAAGATTGGAAGCACCTATGAAGAAAATTGGCTTATATGCTGTGAGAAGATATCCTTTACAATATACTCAGTGGACTTTGCCGAAATCAATATAATCAGAAACATGATGATGGATGTTTTTAGAAGAATGGACGATTCAGCCAGAGACCTAAATAAATCAAGATCAACAGACAAGATCATATTCCACAACACCCTTATACTAGAGATGTCCCCAACAGAGCCATCTACAGAGCTAGCAGGCTTCTTGGCGGCAGATGTTATTATAGAGGTCAAATACTCTAGGACAGTTGGCCCAAAGGGTAGATTTGACTAGTTTGCCTTTTAGTTGATTGTAAGATAAAATTATACCAAGAGGAAAAGAGCCTAGCCAGCTTAATTTAAAGTTATACAGCAAGTCAATATATATATATTTATTTAATGGAGGTTTTACAACATGGCACAAATTACAGGTAATGCAAAAAACATACTTGTTGGTGCATCACCACTGTTTCTTTCAGTGACAGATGTTACCGATTCAGATTACGTCCCAAATGCTGAAGCAGGAGTTCTTAATGCTTTTGCAGCAAACAAGAACAAGACAGTACCAGCATTTAAGTCAGCAACATCATACATTGATTCTTTGAATGCAGTAGATGTAGCAACATCAGCAACTGGCGCAACAGCACCAGCTCTTGATGACAAGGGTGCATTTTATCGCAACGTAGGTTTTACAAATAACGGTCTTCAGGTTACATACAACCCATCATACGGTTCAGTAACAGTAGATCAGCTTCTTGATACAGCAAAGCTTTTCAAGGAGTCAATGGAAGTTATGATCGCAACAGAAATGGCAGAAGGTACTCTTGAGAACGTTCTAGCAGTATTCGGTCAGCGTTCAAGCACATTAGTACCTAAGATGACAGGACAGACTGTTGCTACTGGTTTAGCAGCAGAGGACAAGCTTGGACTTGCAGGTGGAGCTCTTGGTGAGCAGCCAACAGAGCGTCAACTTATTGCAGTAGGTCAGGCACCAACATCTGAAGCAACTCTAACTGAGCGTGTATACTATGCACGTCGTGTTCTTTCTGTACAACAGTCACAGTTCTCTTTGGCTCGTAACGCAGCATCAACATTCCCAGTTACATTCCGTTTGCTACCAGACGGCGCAAAGGTCGGCCAAGAATATGGTTTCATCGTAGACCGCGTTCTAGCAGTATAATTAATAATAATTAATTACAAAACCCCCTAAGAAATTAGGGGGTTTTGCTATTGTATTGGTATTTCTGATATGATACAATAATTAAGACGAGATCCTAGGAGGATTTAAATTGGCAACAACAGTATATGATGTAGAAGAAATTCAGCTACAAAACGGGGCAAACGTAAAGCTAAAGCCTTTAACAATTAAAGAGCTTAGAAAGTTTATGGCTGCTATTAGTAAGACAGCAGAAGTAACTACAGAAGATGAAACTTTAACAATTCTTATTGATGCTTGTGCAGTAGCACTAGAAAAGCAGCTTCCAGAATTAGTTGCAGATAGAGACGCATTCGAGGACGTATTAGATGTACCAACAATTAATCGTATCCTTGAAGTATGCGGCGGCATTAAGATGGACGATCCAAATTTGCTAGCAGCAGCGGTTCTAGCTGGTCAGAACTAGATCTAGCTGCCTTAGAAGGAGAAGTATTTCTAATAGGAAACTATAAGAATTACGAGGAATTGGAAGATAATCTTTCAATGCCAGAACTGATTCAAACTTTTACATCTATGCAAAAGTCTGAGTCAGAAAAAAGAAAGTTCTTAGCTGCAATACAAGGTGTAGACCTTGATGGCGGCGAAGAAGAAAGACCCAAGAGCTTTGAAGATGTAAAAAGAAAAGCACTTGGAATTACTGCAGATGCATCAGATGTTGTTTCGCTACAAGGTCAGTTTGCATCAGACGCAGGATTTGGTATCGGAGCTGGCCTCGGATACAAAAAGGAGTAAGAGTTGGCAGATCAAAATATAGTAACCAACATAACTGCGACGGCTAATTTTTCTAGCCTAACAGCGCAGTTACAAGCGGTTACTCAGCAACTCTTAAAACTCCAAGCTACAACAATTGGTTTAAATAAGAATCTGACTAGCCAGGTTGGAGTCATGAATCGTCAGTTTGACGAAACCATGCGCTCCACTGGTCAGTTCTCTAGACACTTTGTAACATTAACTTCAGACGTATCTAAGTTTGGTCAAAACCTAGATAGCGGAAGAATGAAGCTTGGCCAATACTTTAGAACTTGGCAAGGTCATACACAAAAGACTAGCTCACTAGTTAGAGATTTAGCCAAGCAGCAGGTTATGCTTGAGAATGCAATAATTCAGCCTATTGGTAAAAATGCACAAGGATTAATGCAATACAACGTAATGGTTCAATCTGGACTAGACGTTACAAAGAATAAGTCAGCGCTTCTAAGACAAGAGCTAGCCATCATGAATAAGGTTATGATGGATGGATCTAATCAGCTAATTAACTGGGGTAAGAATACACAGTGGGCTGGTAGACAGCTAACAGTTGGTCTTACAGTTCCTTTAGCAGCATTTGGTATGGCTGCAGCAAAAGCATTTAAAGAAGCAGATCAAGAATTAACTCGCTTAACAAAAGTTTACGGAGGATTAACTGCAACATCAAGCGCTGATCTTCTTCAAGTTCGCAAAGATGTTATGGCAGTTTCTAGAGAATTAGCTTCTGGACTAGGAGCAAACTTTACAGAGACTATCGCTTTAGCAGCAGATATTGCTGCAACTGGAAAACAAGGCGCAGATCTTATAGACTCTACAAGACAAACAACTAGACTTGCAATTCTTGGTGAAGTAGATAGACAAGAAGCCATGAAGGCCACACTTGCAATTCAGACAGCCTTCGGTCAAAATACGATGGAGCTTGCTGAGTCTATTGACTTCTTGAACGCAGTTGAAAACCAGACGTCTACTACTCTAGATGACTTAGTAACTGCTATTCCAAAAGCAGGACCAGTTGTTCAGGCTTTGGGCGGAGATGTACAAGACCTTGCACTTTATTTAACTGCTATGCGTGAAGGTGGAATTAATGCATCAGAAGGTGCTAACGCATTAAAGTCTGCTTTAGCATCTGTTATCAACCCCACAAAGGTTGCAAAAGAAATGTTCATGGGGTTTGGCATAGACTTATCTGGCATTGTAAATAAAAATGCTGGAAATTTAACTGGCACAATAATGGCATTAAAGGATTCATTAGATTCACTTGAGCCATTACAAAGAGCAAGAGCAATTGAGCAGCTATTTGGAAAGTTCCAGTTTGCTAGAATAAATGCTTTATTCGAAAACTTAGGTAAAGAAGGAAGCCAGACTCTTCAAGTCTTAGACTTGATGAAAGCAAGTACACAAGACTTAGCTGCAATTTCAGCACGAGAATTAACAGCGCTTACAGAGTCTGCATCTGGTAAATACAGAAGAGCACTCGAATCTGTTAAGGCAGAACTGGCTGTAGTTGGAGATCAGTTCTTAAAAATTGGTGCATTTGTATTAAATGCTATTGATGGCATTTTAAAGTTTATTGGGAATCTACCAGCACCAATTAAAGCAGTACTAGGATTTATTGGCGGGCTTACAGCAATTGCTGGTCCTATCATCATGCTTACTGGTGTGCTTGCAAACTTCTTTGGATACATAATTAAGGGAGTATTAGCTCTTAAAAATATTGGTAAGGGCGGAACTGGATTTAAATTATTAACACCAGAATTAATGGCAGCATCTGCTGCTGCTAAAACTGTAGAGCAGTCATTCTATAGCGATACTAAGGCGGCTGCTACATTCTCAGATGCAGTACTTACTTTAGCAGCCTCATTTGATAGATTAAAAGCAAGTGCTATGAGCGCAACAGTTGCGACATCCAATGGAATTTCTACAGTTGGAGGAAGCACAGTGCTTTCGGGCGGCGGAAGAATTGTAGACAAAGACAATCCTCTTGTAGGTAGGCCATACTCAAGAGACATGTCACATGTTATACCAACTGGATCTAAGACTCCTCAACAAAGAGCAGATGAAACAATATTCTCTACAGTTCCTGGTCCTAAGCCAGTAAATCTAAGACTTTCAAATTCACCACAAACATATATGCACGAGGATCTTCCAAGAATTCATGGAGTTACTGCAGTCAATGGAGTTTCTAATGGAATAGTTGCATCAGAAGCTGCCAAGTGGCACTCAATGACTGCAGCAATTGCTATGCAATCAAAGGCAGAATTAGCAATACTTAAGACAGAAGTTGCTGCAACAGGAACAATAACAGCATCGCTTGCAGATTCTTACCAGGCACTTCTACCACAAATGACAAGAATAACTACCCTTGCTGCAGATGAAACAGCATTGATAGTTCAACAACTGCAGGCTGGAAAGATTACTGTAGAAGCCGCAAGAGCTAAAATATTTGCATTAAATGCTCAGGTTGAAGCAATGATGGTTCAAACAGCACAAGGTGTTGCCGCCGCTCAAGCAAGAACTATTAGCTTAACTACAGTACCATTAACTAGCCAGCCAGTTGTAAGCGCAACTGGAAAGTCTAATATGAAAGAGCTTTTCCACAAAACAGAAACTGCAAAAATGGTGGATGCAATTGCAAGAGGTTTGGGAGTTAGAACTTCTGGTGCTGGATATAGTATTCATACAACAAAGCCTAGATTTAATACTGGCGGAAAAATAGAATCGTTTGGCCCAAATAAAACTCAGGTTACTGGTCCAGCATCTATAACATATGATGACAGAATGGGAGATGTTCCACTAGGAGGATATGTATTAAACCAATCTGCATCAATGGATCCAAGAAATGCTCCACTGGTTGCAGCTGCACCATCTACATATGATAATTCTGGAAGCAACATAACTGCTTTACTTACACCAAAAGAAACAGTATTTGGTCCAGGCATTCAAGATAACCCAGAACTTTTCAGAGCAGTAGATGCAGCAAATAATGGAGTTCCTCTTCCACAGCATGCAGCTGGAGGAAAAATTAAGCTGTCTAGATCTAGTTATGGAGTTCCTGCACTTACTATAAGACCACTTTTTAAAGATAAGATATCTGAATATAGAAAACGAGTAGCTGAACTTGCAGAGCAAAAAAATAAAACAAGACTAGATCCACGTGGAAGAGATACGCAAATTATAGGATCATATGGAGGAAGAACTTGGGTCACTAGAGGCGCATCAACAAATGCAGCTATAGATGACTACATGAGATCATTATCTCCATCTGAAAGAAGAAAAGCAGCAAAAGTTATAGAAGAATTTTCTGCTTCTATAGAAACTACAAAAAAAGCTGCTGAAAGAGGTGCACCAAGAGGAAGGGACGCATTTGCAATAGAAGCAGGACACCTAGAGTCTAATAAAGGAGCACTAGCTAAAAAACTAGCTGAGAATGAATTACCTCCTCTTGACCTTAACAAGATTATACATGCAACACATTTAACAAGAGCGGTTGTAATAAATGGAAAGAGATATGTTAGCAAATACACTGTTGACTATGACGCTCAATCTAACTTGCAGGCAAACCAAGGCACACTTTTAGCTAAAGACTTTTTAGATAGAAACATGGGTCGAACTGGCAAGTACGATAGGCTGATGCGTAAATCTGGAGTTCCTCAAGAAAAATGGGCAGATACAGAAAAAGAAATTGACCAAAAGATTAAAGCTATTCTTAGGGGCAAAGAGTCAAAGAAAATTGGAGATGAAAAGGGAGACATAACCTTTGATTCATTTATACCGCTTATTGATTCAAGTATAGTTTCAGCAGGAGGATCTGCTGCGAAACTAAAAGAATTACAAAGAAATGTAGTAGAGAGAAAAAATTCAGGCGGAATTGTCGGAGGAAAAGTAAAGCCTGGAAAGTTTAACTACGGAAGATTATTCCTCGGAATGCCTAGAAGTATTAAGCAGGTAGAAAAACAAAGACAAGCTAGACTTACTATGGAAGAAATTGATGCTGGAGTTAGAACTGGTAAATATTCAACAATGCCACCAACTAATTTCGGTAAGCTTGATACTCCTACAACTGGACATAGTTTCCCAGTAGAAGGAATTGGTGGAGTATATATAAAGCCAGACGGATCAAAAGTATTTGTTAAGCCAGTAATGGATGAAGACGCAGCCCTTTCACAACAACGTGCGACAATGATTGTAAGGGGTGGGCATGAAATGCACTCTCCTACACAAGAAATTAGAACAATGATTGACCCTACAGATCCAGCTGGCAGAAGAAAACTTATTGTTCTTGAATCTCCTTACGATAAAGCCTTTGCTACTCAAAGTGGGGTGTTTGATGAAAAAGCTTACTTTAAACAATTGGTTGCTGCCAACCTAAGAGGAGATAAAGATTTAAGTAGAGACAACATATCTGGAAGAAACGTTAATGATACAGGAACAGATGGAGTATACGATAGAGCTTCTGGAAAGAGAAGATTCCATGGAGAATGGAAAGATGGAGAATGGATCGACAAAATGCCGTCTATGCAAGAGATGGCACGGATCAATTTACTTGGAGTAAAAGGCGGAGCTAAGAGATTCTTTGCAGAAGCAACTCTTAATATTCCAAAAGGCATGACGCCACAACAGTATCATCAAAAAATGATTGATGAAATTGATGAAGTACTTCCAAAACTAAAAGAAACAATTGCTAAGTTTGGCGACCTAAATCCAACAGAGGCAGCAGTTTATGCTGCAATGATAAAAAGATTAGAGGAAGGAAGAAGAGTAAATTGGGAAGAGTTTCATGGAATTCACTCTGCTGTAAAAGTTTCTCCTCCTAAAGCACTAACACCAGCAGCATTAAAGAAATTAAAAGACGAAGCAGAGCTAAGAATACGCCAGAGAGGTCATGCTATATCTCTTAGCGACAATTCATTTAAAACTCCGCTTAATGGATTTAATGGCGGAGGAATAATAAATGTTCTAAAGTCATTAGCAATGAGAAGAATTGGTGCAGGGTTTGGGCCAACAGGTGCACCAAAGCCTAGCATGTATGAGTCAGCTCCATGGGGAGTTAGCTCTTTATCTATTAAAGCAGCAGAGACTTTATTTGCAAGTACTGGACTAAGACCGTATTCACAAAAACTTCTATATGACAAATTCGCTGCAGCATTAGCTAAAGAAAAGCCTTACGGATATGTTAAGGGTCCAGACGGATCTTTAAGAAATGCGCTTGAGCCAAGTTCACTAGATGCTGTTATTAGAAAAGCCGCAAGCGACTTAATTTCAGACAGATCTGCTTTTAAGCAGCTGTCACCAATTGATAGAGACATACTTAAAAGAAGATATTTAAATTGGGACTCTAAAAAAGATACTCCAATCACAGCTGAGCTTAAGAAAAAGATATTCGGCATTGACGGAGAAAGAGAAATGGGCGGACCAGTATCTCCAGGTCAAAGTTATTTAGTTGGAGAAAAGGGTCCAGAAATATTTAGTCCGCTACAAAGCGGCAACATAATCCCACAGTTTGCACTTGGTGGATTAATTAAGCGAAGTAAAGATTTTTATGGTGAAAAGATTACTGATGTTAGTCAGATTACATCTAAAGAGCATGCAAAGCGTCTTTTAAAATCAGGAGACCCAAGCCAAAGAGCTATGGGACAGCTCTATTTAAATAACCTTGCTGCATCTAGAACTCCAATGCCAGTTGTTGGAACACCACCTAAGCCTGGCCCACTATCTGTTGGAACAACAACAATAATTGGAAATGGAGGGGTAAGAACAAACGTTCCAACTATTCAAGGATCATTGCCTTATGTCCCATCAGTGCCTCTTCAAAGAGCAAACCAGGCTATAGATTCTGCAATAGGATCTATTGCTAGTAGGCTAAAGATTTCATCCGACAAATTAGTTGTTAGAGCCAGAATGATGGGCTCAGAAATTAATTCATCAATGATGGCATTAACTGGAAGTATTCAAAAACTTGGAACATCAATTAAAACAACATCTACAGCAGCTTCAACTTCAATTGCTTCGACAGTAAGAAGATTTACTTCTACTTACAGCCCTGGCGGATCTCAAATATTAGCATATGGTGTTCCTGGCTCACTCGCAGCTGGAGTTGGGCAATCATATGGACCAGCTGCGTTCGGAGAAGATTCAGGTGTAAGCAAAGCAAAACGAGCAGGCACAGCATTTTCAACAAATGCAAAATATACAACTGCAGCAATGATGCACCCATTGCAATTCCTAAAGAGCAAGGGAATGGGAGCAGATCCAGATAGACCTTTTGGTAGTGGCGCTGGCGGAATGCTAGTTGGAACAATCGGCGGAATGGCAGCAGGTGGAGCAATAGGAAATGCTGTTGGTGGACAAAATGGAATGATGATGGGCTCAATGGTTGGGTCGATGGCTGGTCCAGCTATTATGCAAGGCGCTGGAAAATTAGTTACATCAATGGCTGGTAAAGCAGTTGCAGCAGGAGCTGTAAAAGCAGGACTTGCAGCAACAGCCGCTGGAGTAGCAGGCTTGGTTGCGCCATTAGCTGCAGTTGCTGCAGCAGGATATGCTGCATACAAAATGTGGGGACACTATAAACGAGGACAAGAACTTAACATACAAAGTTTTGGTTTAACCGCAGAGGCTGCTAAAAAAGCTGGTCTTAGATTTACTGATTTCGGGTCAAAGATAAAAGATACTATTCAGGACTCAGAAGATCTAGCTGCTGCAAATAAGCTTGTATATGAAAGTATGAAGGATGGCGGAACCCCATTCCAGATGACAATTGCAGAGTATAAAAAGCTTAAGAAGGAAGTCAAAGAAACATTTGCAGAGCAAATAGCAGTTCTAGATAGACAGCCTTCAGAAAAAGTTCCAGATGCTGTTCGTAGAATTAAAGAGTCTTTAATTGCAGCTGGCATGTCTGCAGATGAAGCAACTAAAAAGGTTTTCACCATGCTTCAGCTTTCAAATAAAAAAGATCAATCAATTACTGCAACAATTGGTAATGCAAAGTTTAAAAATATTACAGATCCACAAAGTGCTGCAGTTTCTGCTGTAACAAGTTTTGGAGCGGACACAAGAGATCAGGGCAGCAAAGAAAGAGCTATGTCACTAAACACAGCTTTGACTGCAACTGAAACTGCTATAAATGATTTGATGGCCAAGAGAGCAAGAGAAGTAGCAAAAGATGTAAGTGGTAAAAAAGAGCTTCTAACATACGCAGAAGCCGAAAAGATAATGCTAGACAAAATTAACAGGTCTGGCGAGGCTCGCACAGCCATTACTCAAGAAACAGTTGATGAAATGGCAAAAGCAAATCCAGAAGTAAAGAAGATGATTAATGGATCTGATACTGTAGTAAGCGTATGGCAAAAGATTAGATTACAGGCCCAAGGATTTAATGGAGATCTTTCTCAATTAAATGCTGCTCAAACAAAGCTTATTGCAGATTCGTTTGCAGCAATATCTGATGCTGTGGTTGCAAAAAACAGAGTTGGAATATTAAAAGATCAGTACGCATCACTTGATAAACTAGAAAAGCAAATTAAGAATTATACAAAAGCTCTTAAGGGACAATCAGTTGCAGAACAAATATCTGATAGAGATAGACTAAAAGCACTTAATAAACAAATAGAGGCTATAAATAAGCTTGCAGAGGCAAGAAAGAAAGCATTATCTGCCGCACAAGAGGACGCAAACCTTGGAAGACAAATTGAAAAGGTTAGACTTGAGATACAAAATGCAGAGGCAGTCGGAGATACGGAAAAGGCACAAAGTCTAAGAATTGATTTAGAGTCACTAACTTCACAGCAGCAAACAGATGCCCAGATGAAGGCAATAGATACCGCTGCCGAAGCCGCAATTAAGCCTTTAAAGGCCGCCGCCGATGCTATTTCAAACAAGCAAGAAAAGCTTGGAGACGCAGCAGCAATTGCTGCAGAAAGTTTAGATAAGTTAAAAGATAGATACGATAAGCAACAAGCAGCAATTAAAAAAGTAAATGATTCTATGACTGCTTTATATGGAAATGCTGCAGCAGCAGGATTAACGGTTGAGGCTTACGCAAAGAAAAATAAAGAAGCGTCTGCTGGATTTGTAGCTGCAATGCAAGCTGCTACTGGCGCAGCGATGCCAAAGTATAAAGAAAGAACATATTATAATGGCAGCATGTTGGTTACAGAAAAGGTTCCAATTGCCCCATATGAAAACGCATTAGAGCTTCTAGCAAAATCTGGTGCTGCTACAGGAGTAAATACGGCTCTTGTAAAAGCATTAGGTGACGGAGCAACTCTAAAAGATGTTGTTGATGCAGTCAAGGGAATAAATGGAAAACCTGCACTAAGAGAAAACATTAAGGTAACTGGTGATTATTCTGACAGCAAAGAAACTAAAGAGTATGATGGCAAAAAAGTACAAGTTCTGAATGCACAAGCTCGTGACGCTATTAGAAAGAGACTTGACCTTCAGCCAGGAGAAACATTTATAGTTGATGGCCAAAGATATAGACAAAATACTACTGGCGGAACTCCAATTTGGACTGGGCCAGCTCCAAAGGGCCCCGCTTTACATGAAGGCGGAAAAGTATCTGGTCCAGGTACCGCAACATCAGATTCAATTCCAGCAATGCTTTCAGATGGAGAATATGTATTTAGTGCAAAGGCTGTAGATGCAGCTGGTGGACCAGACGCCGTAGATTCTTTGCACAAAGCCCTTAGAAGAGCAGAAGGTGGCCCAGTAGGTAAACAGAAGCCTCAAAAACAGCAGCTTCCATTTTTCCCATGGCGTCCTGATCTTCCAGATTACTGGAGCAACGGAAAGCCAACTGGAGATCCACGCACTGGAAGGTGGGGAGAGCTAAGATACAATCCTTCAAAGGGTAAAGACATCTGGGGCGGAACAGAAATTCCAGGACTTAAATTTACTGGAAAGACACCACAACAATCAGATTACTGGCATCAGATGGCTGAGCAGCCAAGTAAATATCGTGGTCCAGGAATGGGTATTGATAAAGATCCAATGCGTTTAGCAGGATCTGGAGCCTCTATGGGCTTTTCTGGAAACGGTGCATATGGGTTTGGCCCACTGTTGTTCCACAAGGGTGGACCAGTTGGGCATAGGCACGGAAGAAATCTTCCAGAAAAACAAAATTGGTTCCAAAGATATGTATCAGAGCTAACAAAATCTCAAAAAGAAGCAGCAGGAATGCTTCCATCTTTCATGACATCAAACAACAAAGCAGACGCTCTTGGTGCTGGATCAATATTAAGAAAAATGGCTGGACAGGCTGAATCAGGAGATACTCTAAGTTCAATACTTTTCCCACTCAACTTTCTTGGAATGGGGTCTGCCAGATCGGCACTTGCAAATCCGACAGCAAATGTAGCAAAACAGTCATCTTCACTTGGCGCACCTTTAATTAGAGCGCTTAGCAAAATACCGTCTCTTGGAAAGGATCTGTTAAAATTAGTCACCTGGAACACTTTAGGTAAAGTAAAGCCACTTCAAAATAATTTATATAAAGCAATAGGCCTTAAACCAGAAGGTCTAATTCGCAAGTTTAAAAATGCTTTTGACTATACATCAACAACTGGAAAGTCTTATTTTGAAGATATAGTTAATAGGCCACCTCCACCAAGGCGAAGCGGATCAGGTGCTCCACCAGGGCCTGCAAATGATGATGATTGGTTTACAAACTTGCCTCCATCTAAACTCCATCCCATGCAAGCATTGGGAGAGGCCGCAGCAGCAATGAAAAATAAATTTATAAACCCAGTCATGACTCCATTAAAAAATGGAGTTGGTAAATTAACTTCAATGTTCTCAAAAGAAAATATCTCACAGAAACTTTTAAAATTTTCACCAAAAATGATATCTGATTTTCTTTACAGATATACCCCCGTAGGAAGTATTCAAGCACTAAGATCAGCAAAAAAGATGAATATGAGCAAAACTACAGCCGACACAGGCCTAGGGCTAGACCTTTCATTAGAAGAACTTTTTAAACAAGATTTTTATCATGGAGGAAACTTACCAGAAGATCTTTTAAATAGACTAACTCCATCTTCTAAAAATGTTTCTTTAAGCGGAAACATATTTAATTTTGATTTATTTGCTACTGTAGAAAAAATAATGGCAAGAGAGTATGCAGTAGGTAAAAATGCAGAAAAAGGCGGATCGTTATGGAAAACTTTATTTAGAGTCCCAGAAGACATGTCAAAGGTATGGGACATGCGAGGCGGAGCTCCTTCTCTATGGTCACAAAACAAAAAGGGTTATGCGGCTGTAGAAAAATATTTTATTGATGTTTTAAAAATGTCAAGAGAAGAAGCAAGGGATATGCTAGCTGGAGAAAGGGTCCCAGGCGTAGCAAGGCTTAGCAAAGCGTTAATAGACAGGCTATCATTATTCCAGGGAGAATATTTAAACGAAGCATTTGCCGTAAATGGCAAAGGTGGTCCAAAATGGTTAATGGACACCATTGTTCATACTGGCGGAAAGCTAACAAATTCCGACACATTCCATGCCGTTGTTGCCACGCTAGACCCAGAAAACCGTATAAAGCTATTAAAAAATATATTGCCAAAATCAGAACTTATAAAAACCCATGGAGTTCTTGATGAATTTTTGCCTTCTACTCTTGAAAGATTTATAGAGCAGTATGAAAAATATGGAAAATCTTTTAAACCACTGCTAGAAGGAATCTGGCCAGCTATACATAATTCAACATCCGCTGCTACAGGCGGATATATTAGTAATGGAAAACTAAATGTTCCTAAATTTAAAGATGGAATTAATGTAGTTCCACAAGATATGTTAGCTCTGATTCATAAAAATGAGTCTATAATACCTGCTACAATGAATCCATTTAATCCAGAGGCGGCAATGCCTAGATATAATTTTGATAGACCTTCATTTGGCATAAGAGGGGAAGGTTCATCTGGAGCATCTTATACTGTTAACCAAAACATATACGCATCTGATGGAATGGATGTAGAGGCCCTATCCAATATAATTGTTCGCAAAGCAGAAGCAGTTATTGGACAAAAGGCTAAGGTTAATGTTAAAATGGTTGGACAGGGGAAGAATATATAATGGCAACGGCTTTAGTTTTACCAGCAGGAGCAGCTTTGTTTGTGCAAGACGCTGCTGGCGTTTTCCATTCATTAACTGAACATAACAGAAGCCCCATAGTAGTAGAAACACAAAGGTTCGAGAAGACTTCTAGGATGGCCAATGGAAGCCTTAGAAAGCTGTTTATAGCCGATAAGAAGACAGTCTCTACCTCCTGGAGCATGGTCCCTTCATACACCTCTATGACCGTAGATGGATACTGGGGAGCAGAAGATATAAAAAACTTTTATTTAAGTGCTCATGGACAAGGCACATTTAATGTAAAAATTGCATATAATTCTACAAGAACAGAAACTTTCCTTGCCTCATTTACTTCATGCTCAGCAACTATGGTAAGAAGAAATGTTAAAGAAAATGCGGCGGACACTGCACAAGCATTTTGGGACCTATCTATCGCACTGGAAGAAGTATAATGCAAACCGTAAGCCCATCAACCTTAAATTTAATTAATCAGTCTGTATCCTATTCAATGTCGGGCGGATGCTGGCTAGAATATAATATGAACGATTTGATTTTAGGTGCTAAAGTAAGAGGGCCAAATGGAACCGATGAAAATCCAGAAGGCGATCTTAAAATAAAACAAACTACTACTTCTGGAAAAGAATATTACCCATATAAAAAACTATTTCCGCTAACAAATATAATAGATCCAAGAAGACCTTCTTCTGCAGGCATAGGCTATTTTTTATTAAACAAAATGGTACCAGTTGCCATACCAAAATATAATGTTTCAAAGGAGCTACCTTCCAGACTTTATTTTGCTAGTGCAAAGAATCAGTATAAATACTTTTTGGCTGGCCCAGCAGAAAACCTTTCTCTACCTAACTGTAATATTACTGTAGAGTATCCAGTAGTAAAAACAGCTGTAGCAAATACTATAGTTGTTAAATTTGAGACTTCATACTCAAAGCCAGTCAGTTGGTCAATTAAAATAAAAAACCATCAGGATGTAGAAGCCACTATATTTACAAATACAGTTGTATCGAGTAGTGATACAGGAGTATTTCAACTTTATTATAACGGAGGACTATGGTCAAGCCCATCTTCATGGTCAACTACAAAATTTACAACGCCATCAGTTCCAGTAGATATTAAGAACATTACTGTAACAGTAAACACAATTAGCAAGGCAAACTCATACCTAGGAGTTATTGAAATAGGAGCAAGATACATACAGGATGTTTCTGACAGAGTAATTTCTTTTCAGGCTTCAAAAATGTCTTCCGACGACTCATCTGGAATTGTTCCAGTAGGATCAGTAACAGCAAATGCTTTGTCATTATCCCTGGAGGGATTTGATAAAAAGGGAGTAGAGTATGATAAAACTTTGGCATTTAATAAAAACAATATTAATTTGTATAAAAACGTTAAGATAATGCCATTTAATAAAATAGGATCAGACATGATTTTTCAGGGAGTATTTTATATGGACTCCTTCATGTTATCTGAGTTTGGAGATATTGATATACAAGGCCTAGACGGAGCTAAATTTTTACAAGAAATATTAGCTCCAGATATTGTAATTCAAAATGCTCCATCACAAGCTATTATTAGAAGGCTATTAGACGGCATAGGATTTAATTCATATAATTTTAATACATATAATAAAGATAGCACAGACTTAGCCGATACAGCTACCATAGTCCCTTTATTTTGGTATACAGAAGACACAAAGACAGTCTGGGAACATATACAGGATTTATGCAGAGACACTCAAATGATAGCTACATTTGATAACAACGACATACTTCAGTTCTATCCCAGAGACTACCTATTTGATAAAACAAGAGAAGCTAGTTTTAAGTTTAGAAGCGAAAAAAAATTATTAAATCTGCCTAATATAATTTCTATGAATAAAGAAACTGTGCCTTCAGTTAAAGCAGTTAAAGTAATTTACTCACCAATAATAAGTACAAACTACTCTGGTTCTTCAGACAACCTTTATGTCTCTCCACCTTCTGCAATTGGTGCAGCCGCCTTACAGAATACTTTATTAGCAACACCACCTGTTACAGAAGACACCCCATTAGGAGTGGTATCACTTGCACCAATAAGCGTGTACAGTTCTTTGGCCGACACATCTTTTTATAATAAGTCTGGATATTTTTTAATAAATAATGAAATAATTAAATACGATGCAATTGAATTTCAGTATGAACCAATTTCTGCGCCAAATACAATCAAGTATAAATGGATAACTTCTGATTCAGATATAGCAAAGTGGTTGGGAGAAAGCGTACTGGGTTCTTTTAAATCAACTCTAAGATATAGAATCAAAGAAAGAAATTCATTCAATGCTACTGGTAAGGGAGTTGGTGTTGGAGAAGAGCACAAAGTAGAGATTGATAAGTTAAAAAATGAATGGTTTGGATCTAGGTTAAATCTTTCTGCAAAAACAAATGTTGCAGATCAATCAGTATTTACATTAAAGCAGAAGGAAAAGCAATCAGAGGGCCCAATAGTAAAAGAAGTAGAAGTGTCAAGATCACTACTTCACATTGTTGTCCCCCCAGCATCTAAAGAATATTATTGTGCATCAATTACTCCAGATACCGTTAACATGTCTACAGAAGAATATTTTTCAGTAGGAACAGCATTGTTTTTCAAGCTTGCAAGAAATTCTTTTGGAAGAGTAACTGGAGAGCAAGCGGTATCTGCTGCACTAGGCATAGGGCTGGACGCTAGTAATTTAAATGGCTACATATTAAAAATTTCAACTTCACAGAACGTTGCAACCAAAGGATTGGGATACAGAGATGTGCAACTTTGGAAACTTGTAGACGGTAAAGAATCAAAAGTAACAGACACACAAACAGCTGAAGACAATTCAATTACTGGAGTTTCTGGAGGAAGATTTTATAGAATAGACGTTAAGGTGTCTAAGGCCACAACTGGTAAAAAAATATTTAAAATTAAATTTAATAATCAACTCATTACGGCAACTGATGAATCCCCTATAGCAATAAACTCAAAGATCTCACTTATTGGAATTGAAGGAGAGGCAGCCTTTGACTATGCATACTGCTCTTCTTTAACTAAAAATGAATTTAACTCTTCTAACTCGTACGATAACTATGGCTCATATATTTCAGCATCAAACTCTTTGCAGAACTTATTTGGAGATTTTGTTTTTTCTGGTGCCGAATCTTCCTATAAAGCCCCATGGATAAAAGAATTTGGGCCAGTGGCAAGAGAGATAAAAAAAATATCGACTAAATATTCAACAAGGCCAGGTCTTGTTAAATATCCTCAAATAATTTTAAATCCAAACGTTACACTTATAGGGCACGATGCAACCTCGTTTGGAATAGATGCCTACATATTAAATAACACAGGAGCATTTGTTGATATAGCAGACGGAGGAGAAAAAAGCTTTATTGTTGTCGGAGAAACAATAACAACACTGGATCCATTTGAGTACATAGACCCAGACTTTTCTTCAACTAAAAATGATGAGCAAGTAGCCTTTGAGTCTACATGGATACAAAGAGAAGAAGAGGCAAAAAAATTATCTGAATGGATGAGAACCCAGTGGTCAAAGCAACAGATTGTTCTGACCCTTGATATTTTCCCCAACCCAATACTTGAAATAGGAGATATTGTCGAAATATCTTATCCTAATAACTTAGTATATTCTACAGAGGATACAGGCAAAACGGCAGGTAAGTATATAGTTTTGGACATAGAGCAGGCCTATAGCTCTGACCCATCTACAAGAATAACATGCAGGTCGATTTATGTTTAATGAAATGGTAGAATCTTTATATGGTTAGAAAAAATCCTAAAATAGGAAAATCTCAAATAGCTGGTGGAATCAAAGTCCAGCTACCACTAGACTCACCCCTAATTGGTATATTAAAAACAGATCAATACGATCTTGTAAATCTATATACAAACCAGGTAGATAAGACTTATGTTCCAGAAGAAGGTTCTGATGGACCTCCAGAGCCACCGCCAGAACCAGTTCTGGCTCCAAATCTAGAAGACATTACTCTTATAGGTAAAACAGGCAAACGATATTCTTCTGGATCAATAATTACTGACCCAGAAATATACTATGACTCAAACAACAATAGGTTTCTCAGAGTCACCTTTGAAGTAAAAAACAGCGTAGGAGATATTGTAAAAGGGGCTATTATAATATGATAACAAAATTTGGTAAAAGATTTATTACTTCTTACTTAGCAAATGGCCTTAACTTTAATCAAAAAGATATTGCAATAGGCATAGGCTCAACACCAGCAACCGTAAACGACACAGACTTGGAATTTGAATTTTATAGAACTGGAGTAAGTTTAGGAAGCATAGACATACAGACAAATACCTCTACTGGCCAAACAACTTATGCTGTAGTGTATAAGTCTACTTTACCAACAGATACAGAAGGCATTATTTCAGAAATTGGAATCTTTCCTACAGCCTTTGCTCAAAACACAGACTACTCTTCAAAATATATATCTTCATTTGAGAATGCATCTTCTTGGCTTGACAGTGCTGGTAACCCACCAACAACAGTTTCAATTCCAACTCCAAAAATAGGATCTTCATTTTTTACCGTATCTGCTGTTAGCGGTGGGTCTAAATCGTATAGCCTAGATACTATATTTGATATTTCTGGATACGGTGTAGATGACAGCATAAGTTTTGCATTTTACCAATCTGATTTAAACTTAGATTATGTTTACGCAAGATTTTATAGCTCCGCCTCTAATTACAAAGAGGTTAGATTTGCTGGAGCCACGTCTATTGGGCATAAGGTATTAACCACTAAGTTGTCAAATCTTTTTAACTCAGCATTTACTTCAGCTGGAACAACAGACTTTGCTAACATAATAAAGATTGAGGTTGGAGCAAAAGCCAAAACTTCTGTCTCTACGACAGTGCTTTTAGATGGACTAAGACTTAATGATGACGATAGATATAATCCGCAGTATGGACTTATAAGCAGATCAGTTCTTTCTAGCCCAATAGTAAAGGTTTTGGGAGTAGAGATGGACATAGAATATAAAATCAATTTAGGGTTTCTATAATGTCATTCAGATGGATTCAGGCTCATGATGGCGGCGGAGAGACTATACCAGCAGACCAAGAGAGATCAGATGCGGATGCAGCAGCAAATGCAAATAAAAAAACTCCAGGCTCATTCACAGTACAAAAATCAGGATTCAATGTTGTCCAAGGTGCGGTCTATAAGATGGCCTTTGCGTACTTGTATGAAGATCCAGATAACACTTCAGAGACAATAGTTGGACCAAGTTCTCCAAACTTTACTTTTACTTTGGCGACACCTGATTTAACTAGACCAGTCACAAATTTAGTTGTAACACCTGGACTATTATCTTATGGAGTTAAGTGGGATCTAATTGATAAATCATTACCTGAAAATAAATGGCTAATTGATATACAAATATACGAAAGCTTAACTGGAGCATTTGCAGGAGAAGAATATTTAGTTTGGAATGGAAATGGTAACTCTGCAACAATATTAGTATCTGATACAAATAATAGATGGATACGTGTAGATACTAGAGATCAAGACTATCGAAAAAAAAGCGTTATCTCTGGTCCATTTAAAGCAACTGACCCAATTGTAGTAGATGTAACTGGTCCAGGAAACGTTGATTCTGTAAACACATCTGGCGGACTAGACACCACAGGAATTGTAGGATTTAACGGATACGCAAACATATCATGGCCAGCAGTTACTGGAGGTGGAATCCGTGGATATAGAATAAGATTTAGGCCAATAACTACTCCAGAGTCAAGCTACTCATATGCGGACTCTCCTGGAACTGGAACTTCATACAGGCTTGCGGGATTAGGTGCAGGTTTGGTTTATGAAATAGCAGTTGCAACATATGATGAATACAACAACACATCGTCTAGCTATGTTGCTGGAACAAATGTTACTGTTGGTGGAACCCCTTATATTGCAAGCACAGTAGATGTCAGTGGATTTTTTAGAGCAAAAGCAAATGCTGGCGATGCAGATTCAACTGCCTTTAAATTTGGATATGGAATAGAAACTGGCAAACGAGGACTATTATTTAATGCAAGTAACTACTGGCACATAGACTCTAACCAATCTGCTTTATTTAAAGTTGGTGGACCAACTTCAAATTATCTTTTGTGGGACGGGGCTAAGCTAACTATAGATGGAGATATTAATGCAAAAGGCGGAACATTTAGCGGAAACATATTTATGTCTAATCCAAGTGGAGGGAAAGGCTCAGCAATATATAGCGGAACAATTGATACAGCCACTGGTAATCTAACTGGCAACGGATTTGCACTAAACTCAACTGGTCTTAAAGTTGCAAATGGCACCAACTCAGTGACTTTGTCTGCAGCAAACGGAACAATTACAGCAAATGCAGGAAGCATAGGTAGCTGGAATATAACAAATACAACCTTATCTAAAAATAACATAATACTAGATAGTGCTGGACAAATTCAAGTTGGATCAACAGCAGCTCAAAGTGTTTATCTGAAATCTTCTGGAAGTTTTGTTATGTGGGCAGGAAACAACACTCCAGATGCAAATGCTAAGTTTAGAGTAGGAGTAGATGGAACGCTATATGCAGCTGGTGCTGTGCTTGGATCGAATACAACTGTAGACGGATATGCAACCACCGCAACAACAACTGGAATAAATACAAGGCTTACTACAGCAGAAGGCACTGTTTCAACATTGAACACAAGCGTCACAACATTATCTAATAGCGTTGGAACTATATCTACTGGTTTAGCTACAAAGAACACAACTTTTGTTGGAACTACCGCACCTACTGCTAATAGAGTTGGAGACATATGGATAGATACATCTACAGCAAGCGGAAATGAATTAAAAACATGGACAGGATCCTCTTGGACATCTAGAAGAGATACGACATTTGCAAAAACAACTGATCTGGGAACTAAATTAAATGCATCTTCATTGATAGTTCAAAACGCAGTAGATAATAAAATTACAGCAAACGCAACTGGACTTGAAATATTTAGTGGTTCCGCAAATAGCGGATTAAAATTTACTGGCACTGGACTTTTTGGATACAAGAACAGCGTACCAACATTCTCAATTTTATCAGATGGAACCGCGACATTTGCTGGAACGCTTAGTGCAGCAACAGGATCATTTACTGGAGCAGTAACTGCAACGTCTGGAGTTATTGGTGGCTTTACACTAACAGGTGGTACAGATTTTACTGCAAAGCTAGACGTAAACCCAAGACTTATTTTTGGTAACAAGGTTTTGATTGGATCAATTGATCTTGGAGGAACTAGCGGGGACTACGGAATGAGAATTGGAAACCCATACGGGTCAGCCAATGCATCATTTAGAGTTAACACTAAGGATGACGTAAACAGAATTGCTGTAGATACAAGCAGAAATTTAGTATATGCTGCAGAAATTACTAACGATTTAAGAGCAAGAGATGTTAGATGGATTAGAAACGGAACTATTGACAGCTCATCAAGAAGATTCAAAGAAAACATAGCATATACACCAAAGAGATACTATGATAGAGTGCTAGATATTTCTCCAGCATTTTATAACTATAAAACTGATTCTGATGAAGTTGATGACCTTATTAAGGGAACACAGATGTTTGGTTTTATTGTGGAGGACCTAGAAGATGCTGGACTTGGATATTTTGTTCAAAGAAATTTAAATGGCCAACCCACATCCTTAAAAGATCCGTGGTTTATATCAGCTTTATTAATACCGTTAGTTAAAGAAATGAAGCAAGAAATAGTGTCTCTTCAGTCTAAAGTTCTTGAATTGGAGTCAAGATGATTAAGTTTTTTTGCGTAATCTGTATAGATGATAAAGAAATGTATGCAGAAAGAATTGATGCCAATAATGCTTATGGCACATGTCCAGATTGCGGTGCTAGCCTAATTGAAAGCTTTACAAGACACCCTGGAGTAACAATGGAAGACATGACAACCGAGTCATATATACAGCTTCACGGGCTAGACACAAATACACCATAATGGTATACTGTAAATCTATCAAGGAGATATAATGGATAAAGCAGAATTGGTAATAGCAGCACTACAGCAAAGAATTGGGGACCTAGTCTCACAATATGAGACGCATATTGCAATTCTTCGTGCAGAAATAACACAGCTTCAAAAAGAACAAATGACTGAGGAGTCAGAGGAGAAGTAAAATGGCAGAAAAATTAAAAAATATGAATGTTAACCCTGGTGATCCAATTACATCAGAGTTACTTCAAGCTATGGCCGAAAACATTAATCTAATTAATGCTATGGCAGGTAGCACTACTGGAACCCCTGGAGCCCCTGGAGCCCCTGGAGCAAGCCAAGTAATTGATTCTGGTAGACCCTCAGTTCCTTGTAATACAGCAGGCACTGGAGAACTCACAATTCCTTTTAAAAAGACTTTTTCTGCAAGACCTAACATAACATGTACAGTGTGGCAGCCAAGCGGGGAAAACTTTTTAACACATAAATATATGCCAGTTGTAACATCAGCAAGCGCAACAGAGTTTACTGTAAGAATGATGCCAGTAGGCGCAACAAGAAATGGAAAAGTTTATGTTCAATGGATTGCCGTAGATGCACCACAAACTCAAGGCTATCAAAGATCTGGTGGTGGCGGTAACCCATCACTCATAGAATAAGTATTGACAATATAACACATAATGCTACAATTTGATGTAGCGCTAAGGCCATGAATATTCATGGCCTACTAACATTAGGGTAAATAATGACAAACGATTTAAAGTGGATGCTATCTTCGGACCAGCAATTCCCTTATCAAGATGACAAGATGATCGAGCTTTGGTTTAAGGTAATGAAATGGTTTAAGCCAGATGTCGTTGACTACCTTGGTGATACAGATGATCAAGCATGTTATAGCAAGTATACAGAAGGCCGCTCAGCAGAGTTTATGCAACTTCACAAGAATGATAGTAGAGATTTAATCGTGCCGATGATGAGACATGAGGCAAAAGGCGCTAGAGATTTTTATGCTAAGACAAGAGAGATGCTTCCTAACGCCCAGCTATTTTCTGCTTTAGGCAATCACGATATACGTATCTTTAATTATGTTGATGCTAAGCTTCCAGATTATATTAATGAAGTAACTCCAGAGGCTCTGTGGTCTCTAGACTCACTTGGATATGAATATATTTATTATGACGAGCTTCCTAAACGCCGCTTCGGAGATATTCACGTTCATCATGGTCTTTCAATTGCAGCAACTGGATCCGCTAGAAAAGACATGGAAGATATGCAGGTATCTTTGATTCGTGGGCACTCTCATAGAATTGCTTCCCATATGGTAACTTATGAGCTTAGAAATAATGGAGAGGGAGAAACTCTTCGTGGATATGAAATTGGTCACATGTGTGATGAAAAGGGTCCAGGAATGAAGTACACTCAACATCACGATTGGCAAAAAGGATTTGCCATCGCACATATTGTTAATGATTATCCTCATATTCAAATGATACATGTTTCACCAGATTACTCATGCGTTGTGGATGGAAAGTTATTTCAAGTATGATAACATGTAATAAATGTAACGGAAGAGTATTTATAGATAGAGTTTTTTCTCAGAAGCTACATATGGAATTGTTTTGCATCATGTGCGGCAAGCGCTGGATGATGAATAAAAATACAAACAAGTTGGGCAAATGGCTGGAAAAGATAGAGGAAGATCAATTAAAGCGATACGGTATTTCTTCTTAAACGGGAAAATACATAAGGTCATTAGCTCATCAAGAGCCAAAGACCAAGTAATTGCTTGGTGCTATCCAGATGCAAAACGGGTTCTGTATCCTTACTCAGAAGTCAATAAGCATATGGGCAACGCATACAGCGTTGTACAAGTTGCAGAGATGTTGAATAAGCACAGAGTGACAATACAGGATTATATATTAGAGGAAAAGATTAAGACACCTCAAAAAATATATCCAATAGGAAGCCTTTCTAAAGAAGGCTGGTCTAAGTATATGTTTAGCGAAGAAGATATATTAGATTTACATCAATATATTTTAGACTCTGGTCATTCTAATAATATGCCATCAAAGGCAGAATTATTGGCTCTTCTCAAACACAGCTTTGTATTGTATACTAAGACAGATAGCGGGTTCGTACCAGTTTGGAAGGCGGATTAATGGCAAGCAACAGAACTATTTTTTGTCCTATATGTAAAAAAGACATAGAGGTAAGATCTGGTTTTGCACACTTTACATTGAATAGACATATTAAGGAGCACAACAAATGACAACAAGGGTCAAGGTGGATCTTTCTTTTACCAGAAATCTAGGTAACTACGAGAGCATTAAAATTGGCGTAGGGGTTGAAGATGATGTTAGGCAGGGAGAGACAGTCGATGCTGCCACAGAAAGAGTTTACGCATTTGTTGAGGGAAAGTTAATTCAAAAAACTGCTGAGGTAGAAGAAGAGCTTAAGAATGGCAAATAATAAAGAGCCATATGTTTTGATGAGTCTTTACCAAAACCTTTACACTGAAAAGTATAAGAAGCCTGCAACCATAAATAAGTTTAGAGAAAAGTGGGCCATGCAAGATGTCATAGATAGCGTTGGAATGGATAAGGCAATTGATCTAATGAACTATTATTTTTCTTTAGAAAAGTTTGGTCACCCATTGCAGTTCTTCTATTATAACTTTGACAAAATGGAACAAACCAGAATTGAATTGCAAAAAGATATCGAGACACGTCGTTTATTGAGAGAGAATACCAAGAAGATGGTGGAGGAAGGCGGACTATGAATACCGAAGCAACATTAATTTCTGCTATCTGTAAGAATAAAGACATCAGCGTTGTTATGGCTGAAAATGTAGATGAGCTATTTACTTCACACGGAGATGTTTGGGAAGGCTTAAAGTCATATTACAGCAAATTTAAGGGTATTCCAGAAGTAGGAATACTGCAAGAGAAGTTCAAAGACTTCGAGCCAGACCTAAATGTAACAGCTGAGACTGCCTACTATTTAGATAATCTTAAGAATGAATTTTTATCTAGCAAGCTAAAGAGCATTTTAATTCGTGGTGGATCAATGCTAAAAGAAGATGTTGCTTCCAGAGTTATTAACGAATTGCAGTCACAGCTTGCTAGCTTAAATAAATATACTAATAATGTCCGTGACTTAGATGTGACAGATGCTGATAACGCAATTAAGCATTTAGAGGCCCTGAAGGTCCGTACAGCCGAGATGGGGGGATCTCCAGGGATTAAGACTGGCTTTCAGTCAATCGACCTTGCATACCCCACTGGAATGGCTCCAGGGCACCTTATAGTCGCTATTGGCTGGCCAGGAAAGGGTAAGACATGGTTCACCTCTTACCTAGCCTGTAAGGCCTGGGAGCAGGGATTTAAGCCCATGATTGTCTCTCTTGAAATGACACCAGAAAATATGCGTGACAGAATTTATACTATGCTTGGGTCTGGTTTATTTAAAGCCAGTGACTTTGCAAAGGGAGATATTAACATTGATGATTTCAGAAGTTGGTCTGGCAAAAAGTTTGCGGACAAGAACAAGTTTATTCTAGTTTCTAATGAAGGCTCTGGTAATGTAACTCCCAATGCTATTCAGGCAAAGATTGATCAGCATAAGCCAGACATTGTTATCTTAGATTATCACCAGTTGTTTACAGACAATAATAATTCAAAAGCTCCTACTGAGCGTAATATGAATATCTCTCGTGAGTTTAAAAACTTGGCGGTCAGAAATAATATTCCTATTATTGATATTACTGCTGCAACTGCAGATGATATTACAGATCAGGATAATCCGCCAATGATGAGTCAAGTGGCATGGTCAAAAGCAATTGAATACGATGCTGATATGGCTATGGCTATTCATAAGTACAAGGGCACGGATATGATCGAGGTTGTATCTAGAAAGAATAGACACGGCCACGACTTTGGAGTATTCTTAGACTGGGATATCAATAGAGGTATCGTTAAGGAGATTTACGAAAACCCGTTTGAAAATGACGCACAAAAGAATTAAAAGATTTCAGATTGAAGTTGAGTTTTATGACAACGCACAGCTCATAAGTCTAAAACCACAATATGAAAATCTTCTTATACAGGACATGCGTGGCAAAGGTTACGTAAGAGTTTTAGATATAGACCCAGCATTTTCAATTGAATTTACTGGTGAAACATGGAAGTTCCTAATGACACTCCATGGCGTATATGTAGGAAAGAGGAAGGCATGGCAATCAGAGGGTATAACTCAAAGCAAATTGATACCACGGAATATGCCCCAAGTCATATCAAATCAATCCTAAAAGAAATTGGATTGAACATTGTTGGTGAGACAGGTAATGACTTCCTATGCTACTGCCCATTTCATTCCAACAGACATACATCTAGCTTTAGCGTAAGTCAAACATCTGGTGCATTTATTTGCTTTAATCCAGCATGCGGAGAAACTGGAACACTAATTGAATTAATTAAGAGAACCATGCACAAGAATGATTTTCAATCACTAAGGTTAATTGCAAATAAAGAAACAGAAGCACTTAATAATTTTGACGAGATGATGGAAGATATACTTTCTGACAAGCCAGTGTTTCAAGAATTTTCTCAAGAGACACTAGATAGACTTCACTCAGATCTCGGATCCAGTGCTATTGCTAGAAGCTACCTTGAGTCTAGAGGAATTAACATAGACTCTATGAAACATTTTAATCTTGGATATTCTTCATCAATGAATATGGTAGTCACTCCTGTTCATAGCCCAGATGCAATCCCTATTGGTATAGTTGGAAGATCTATTGAGGGAAAGACTTTTAAAAATAGTACCAACTTGCCAAAGAGCAAAACACTTTTTAATATTCATAGGGCTAAAAAAATTGGCCAGCAGGTAATAGTATGTGAATCTAATTTTGATGCAATAAGAATTCATCAGGCTGGATTTCCTAACGTTGTTGCTACGCTAGGAGGATTTCTCTCAAATGAACAGCAGTCTTTATTGAATAGATACTTTAACAAGATAATTATAATGACAGATGCAGATGAGGCTGGAAGAGAACTAGGCAGGTCTATATCATCTAAGTTACGGAATAAAGATATTTCTTGGGCCTCATTTGGGTATAAAGAAATTTATCCAAATAAAGCCAAAGATGCTGGTGATTTAACTGAAGAAGAAATAAAAGCATGCGTAAAAAATTCAGTATCAGATATTGAATATCGTTCTTGGATATGATATACTAAACAGACAGATGGATCTATACCATCAACTATAAGAAAAGAGGATACAGGTGGGTATTGTAAAAGGACTAAAAGGATTAAATCAAGTAATGGATAAGCCTTCGTATAGCGAAAGCGATGGAACAAAAGCACGTTGGGCAAAGCTAGAAGATGCAGAGAGCGTAAAGGTTCGTTTCTTGCAAGAGCTTGACCCAGACTCACCTACATATGACGAGTCAAAAGGTTTGGGATTTATTGCCGTAGAGCACACTAACCCTAAAGATTACAAGCGCAAGGCACTTTGCTCAATGGAAGATCAAGGCAAATGCTACGGTTGCGAACAACACCGCAAAGATTATAAGGCGGGCTGGAAGGGTCGTTCAAGACTTTACATGAATGTCTTAATTGATGACGGGAAAGAAGAGCCTTACGTAGCTATTCTTTCTCAGGGTTCAAGTGGAAAGACTATTACTCCAACCCTAATTGAGTATGCTGGAGAAATGGGCTCAATTACAAATCTTATGTGGCGCATTAAGCGTACTGGAACTAAGACAGACACAAGCTACACAATCATTCCTTTAGCTAAGGATGAAACACCATTCGACTCATCAGCACTTGAGTTGTACGATTTAGAAACAACTGCAATCCGTGACCTGCCATACACAGAGCAAGAAGCGTTCTTTAACGGAGAAGGCGGAAGTCAAGAGTCTTCGTCTTCTTCAGACTCAGACAGCAGCCTAGTCTGGTAACTATTTATTGTCAGGGGCAGTCTATTGACTGCCCCTGCATTATTTAGTAAAATAGCAATATGATTTCTTACGAAATACCAGACCCGTTTGAAACTTTTGTATATAACAAGTACAAAAATTATGTAGGCGCTGTCTACGATTTCTTTGCTAAAGAATGGCATATGAAATGTGGTTGTTGCAAAGAAGATCTTTACGCACCAAATAAAAAAACATTGACAAAGATTAGACTTTATCATACTAGAAATGAATGTTGTGGCGGATACTAATGAGTTTTACACACCTACATGTTCACTCCTATTATTCATTAATGGATGGACTAAATTCACCTAAAGAATTATGTCAAGCAGCGTTAGATGCTGGGCAGACTGCGATTGCAATCACAGACCATGGTACTCTCTCGTCACACAGAGATATGCAGATTGCCGCAAAGGAAATTGGCATTAAGCCGATTCTTGGTGTTGAGGCGTACATTTCTCCAACCGATAGGTTTGATAGATCTTCAAAAACAGATAAATCTATCCAAGCCTATAACCATATTATTTTGCTAGCGAAAAATAAAAAGGGGTTGGAGAATATTAATATTCTTCAGGAGCTTGCTTGGAATGAGGGATTTTATCACAAGCCACGTATCGACAGAGAGGTTTTAAAAGAATATGCTGAAGGTGTTATCGTTTTGTCTGGATGCCTCAACGGCCTTATTAGCAAAGCTATTGAGCGTGGAGAATTCTCAGAAGCAAAACTTGTACTCAAAGATTTTAAACAAACTTTTAATGAAGATTTTTATATTGAGGTTCAATCTCACAACCCGCCAGAAATAAACGCCAAGCTCTTAGAGTTGGCAGATGAATTAAAAATTAAGGCGGTGGCAACAGGAGATGCCCACTTTGCTAAAGAAGAAGATAGGGTGTTAGAAGAAGCGCTACTTATCCTTTCTACATCTCCAAAGATTGATAAGGAATCAGACTTTGAAATGTCTCGTAACATTAAAGACATGATGGAAAGATTTAATTATCTATATCCAGACCGCAGAATTTCTTTTCAGGATTACAACCTTTTCATTCAGTCTAGAGAAGAGATTGAAGCAGACTTTAATGCTGCTGGAATTTCTCGCACAGACATATATGAAAACACAATGGAGATTGCAGATAAGATTGAAGACTACGACTTCCATCAAGGACTTGATCTGCTTCCAGTTCCAAAAACAGATGCAGACGACAAGCTTCGTGAGATGGCATATTCTGGAATAGATAAGCTTGGATTCTCAAATAATCAGGCATATATCGATAGAGTAGAAGAAGAGCTTTCGGTTATTGCATCTAAGAGTTTTGCATCGTATTTTTTAGTGATTGCAGACATGATTGATTGGGCTAAAACAAACGATATCCGTGTGGGTCCAGGCCGTGGCTCTGCCGCAGGATCTTTAGTTTGTTACGCATTAGGAATAACTGATGTAGATCCAATTAAATATGACCTTTTGTTTTTTAGATTTATTAATCCAGAGCGTAATGACTTTCCAGATATCGATACAGACTTTGAAGATCGTCGTCGTAAAGAGGTAAAGGAATACCTTAAGAAAAAATTTAAACACGTTGCTTCTATTTCAACTTACACTTATTTTAAAGATAAAGGTGTAATCCGAGATGCAGCACGAATTTTTATGGTTCCACTGCAAGAAGTTAATCGTGCAATGAAATCAATTGACACCTTTGAAGACTTTGTTTCTTCACCAAACACAAAAGAGTTTAGAGCCAAGTACCCAGAAGTTGTTTGGCTTGCAGATAGATTGCGTGGAAGAATTAGATCTGTTGGAGTGCATGCAGCTGGAGTTGTTGTAGCTAAAGATGACCTTAGAAAGTTTGCTCCCGTTGAATCAAGAGAAGATGCACAGGATAAAGTTTCAGGAAGAATTCCTGTAGTTGCCTATGATATGGATACTGTTGCGGATATTGGTCTCATCAAGCTAGATGCGTTGGGACTAAAAACTCTATCCGTTATTTCAGATACACTTAAATCAATAAAATCTAGAACTGGCAAGGATATAGTGCTGTCTGATTTAACTCTTGATGATCCAGAAGTTTACAAGATGCTTAGCGAAGGCTTTACTAAGGGAGTATTCCAAGCTGAAGCAACACCATACACTAACCTTCTTATTAAGATGGGAACAGACAAGTTTGAAGATCTAGTTGCATCTAATGCACTAGTAAGGCCAGGTGCCATGAATACCGTAGGGGCTGCCTATATCAAGCGTAAGCAAGGCAATGAAGCTGTAGATTATATGCACACAATCATGAAGCCATTTACCGAGAACACTTATGGTGTTATTATATATCAAGAGCAAGTTATGCAGGCATGCGTACACTTGGGTGGAATGACTTGGGCAGAGGCTGATAAGGTCCGCAAGATTATTGGAAAGAAAAAAGATGCAAAAGAATTTGACCAGTTCAAAGATAGGTTTGTTACTGGGGCTTCAGAACACATTACTAAGAAAAAAGCAGAAGCGCTATGGCACGATTTTGAAGCGCATGCTGGTTATTCTTTTAACCGTTCCCATGCTGTTGCTTACTCTATGCTTAGTTATTATACTGCTTGGCTTAAGTTTTATTACCCACTTGAGTTTATGTTTTCGATTCTTAAAAACGAAAACGATAAAGATGCTAGGACGGAATATTTAATTGAGTCGAAGAGACTTGGATTAAAAGTTTTATTGCCGCACATCAATGAATCAGAGCTTTATTTTTCTCTTCAAGACAACGCTATACGCTTTGGGCTTTCTGAAGTTAAATTTATATCAGATAATATTTCAAATAAGATTATTGATCATAGGCCTTATAAGAGCTATGAACACTTTATTTCAATTGCTTCTGCTAAAGGCAGTGGTATAAATAGCAGAGCAATAAGTTCACTAAATGCAATTGGAGCAGCAGCATTTAAAGATAACTTAAGAAACGGAAATGAAAAAGATAACTACTATGAGTATCTGGGCATACCTACATTTAACTTAGAGGGGATCCCACCAAGAGTAAAGGCTCAGGCTAGGCCGATTGAAGAGTTTGACGACCTTGGTTCATTTGTTATGTTTGGAATGGTAAAGGGTATCAAGCGTGGTACTGGATGGGCACGAGTAGAGATTGTCGATGAGACTGGATCTATTGGTCTATTTCACAATGAACAAACTCAAATTGAAGTTGGCCAGATGTATTTTATTTTAGTTGGAGATAATAGAATTGCTAGATACATTAAGGTGTCAGAAATTGACCCGTCGTCTAACGATATGTTTGTAGACTATTTATATAGAAAAGAATATGACCTAGAAGAAGATGAATATATTGTAGTTAATTTTACCCCATACACAACAAAGGCTGGGAAAACAATGAGCCACATAGTTCTTTCTGACAGGAACAAAGTTTTAACTAGAGCAATTGCATTTCCAACAATGTACAAGATGACTTTAGCAAAAATGCGTGAGGGTATGAAATGTAAGGTGGTTCTATCAAAACTAGATGATGGAACATTAAACGTAAAGGAAATAAAATGACAGAAGCAAAAATTGAAGATGTATTTGCACAGCTAAATGTTTCAAGAATTTTAGTTGCTGCCCTAGAAACATTAGGGGAGATATCTATACCAATAATGACAGTAGTAAACGCAGAAAATGAAGACAAAGAATTGCAAGTTGATTATGACGAAACAAGTCAATCATTCACATTTAAGTTAAAAATAAAAGATTAAAAGGATTCACAAAGCTTTATTTTAATGCTATACTATTAGAGAGAAGAAAGATTAAATATGACTATTTCATTAGAAGATATAATGGCAAAGCTAGACCCAAAGACCCGTGCAAGAGTTCAATCGGCTCAAAATGTAAAAGTACACAAGCAATTGACACCAAGCATCGGTCTAAACGTAGCACTAAAAGGTGGTCTTGGGTACGGTAGACAGGTCCTTGTATGGGGAAACAAGTCTGCTGGTAAATCTTCATTCTGTCTACAAATGATAGCATTGGCTCAACAAGAAGGAAAGACGTGTGCCTGGATTGATGCAGAAGCATCTTATGATCAGAAGTGGGCAGAGCAGCTTGGAGTAGATTCATCTTCTCTTATTTATTCTCAGGCTAAGACTGTTAATGATATGGTAGACGTTGGCGTTAAATTAATGGAAGCAGGAGTGGATGTTATTGTTGTAGATTCTATCTCAGCCTTACTTCCTGGAATATATTTTGAAAAAGACGGAAATGAAATGAAAGATTTGCAAGACACTAAGCAAATCGGTGCAGAAGCAAAGGATATGACTCATGCAGTCAAAATGTTAAACTATGCAAACAAAAATACATTACTGGTTCTCATCTCACAGCAAAGAAATCAATTTGGATCTATGCATGCCTCCCACATTCCGACAGGAGGAATGGCAGTTAAGTTCTTCTCTTCCACAGTCATTAAGTTATGGTCTTCGGAAGCTGAAGCTAATGCTATTAAAGCTGGTGTTGCGGTTGGTGACAAAATCATTGAACAAAGAGTTGGCAGGCCAGTCAATTGGATTATTGATTACAACAAGCTCGGCCCCCCTAATCTTTCAGGACAATACGACTTCTATTACCAAGGAGAGAACCTAGGCGTTGATCGCATAGGAGAAACTTTAGATGTTGCAGAGATGTATGGCCTAATAGAAAAGGGCGGAGCATGGTATACAATTAATGGTGAGAGATTCCAGGGTAGAGCAAAAGCAGTTGCATACCTTAGAGAAAATCCAGAAGTATCTGGAAAGCTTATTCAGGAAATAAATGCCAAATCTTAATGAATTTTTTAATAAGCCAGAGCAGCCTAAAAAAAATAATTTAGAGGTAATAGTTGGCTCTAAGCCATGTTTCAAATGCGATAAAAATTCTGAAGAGTCGTTTTGGGATTCAGAGTCTATGGTGCTTGCTTGGGAGTGTCCAGATGGACACCTTAACGAAGTAAAGGTTGGTTAAAATGAATTTAGAATTTCAAGATGTAAAAAAAATAATTGTGGCTCCACAAATTGTTATATATAAAAACATATTTAAACACAGCAAAGAAATAATAGATCTGCTTAAAGAAAACAGAGACCCTTCATTTTTTAATAACTGGAGAGATTGGTACGGCCAAGGTTACAGAAGAGATGCAGACTTCGCATTGTTGGAAAGCATAGACCCTGGAACAGATGTATTTCTTAACAAAGAAAAAGAGTACATCCTTGAGATTAACAGGTGCATGAAATTTATAAGAGAAGACTATTTAAGTGATTTCGATGAAAAAAATGGTATTTGGCCATCATTTATAAAAGACTGGGGCTTACTTAAAGATGTTAATAAAAAATACTGGATTGATTTTTTTAGATATGATGTAAAAGCTCAAGGCAAGGTTAATCCTTCTGGTCTGATAATGGAGTATCATGTAGATGAACTTCCAGTTCCTGGAGAAACCAAAATAAATAGGCACGTTGCAACAGTTAACTTTTATTTAAACGATGAATATGATGGCGGAGAGATATGTGTTTACGATTCAATTTCAAACAATACATATATGTATAAGCCAATGCCTGGCGACGCAGTAATTATGCCTTCAACTGAGCCATTTTATCATGGGGTAAAGCCATTTAGTAAATCGGATAGATACTTCCTAAGAGCATTTATTGACTCTGAGGTTTCTGGTGAAGTTGAATGGACAAAAAAGTATGAGTTGTCGGACCACCTTCTTAATGTTACTACAGAAGAATCTTATGTTGAAAAAGACTTGCAGACTATAAAGCTTTCTATACCATCTAATGTAATAGAAGTAAAGGAATAATATGTCAGAAAGATCTGAAGTAAAAAGAGATGGAGCAAAGGCTCAAAAGAACAGTGGAAGAGGGGACTATCAGAAAGGTGATGCTCAATGGAAGCAATTCCTTGTTGATTATAAAGAGGCTGGCTCTACATTTACTTTAAACAAAGATGTTTGGGCAAAAATATGCACTGATACCTTTAAGGTAAATAGAGACATGCACCCAGCACTAAAAATAATTATAGGATCAGAAAGTAAAGTAAGGCTTGGTATAATAGAGTGGGCAGTTTTAGAAGAGCTCATTAGATTCTGGGAGGACAATAATGCATAACATAGATGCTTACATAGACAATCCATTAAAGCCAACGGCAAAAATAAGACCACTTCCAATCAAAAGAGATTGGATGCATTCTTATACATATAACTGCCACCCAATCGGCATGGCAAATACTTTAGGGTATGGAATATATTTTGATCACGACATATCTTTTATTTGGGATGGATCAAGAGAAGATGGGGCAAGAGGGATTATAGGTGAAGAAAGCATATGGGTTGGCAGAGGAGAGGGCACAGTAAGCTTTGTAACAAATCTTATTTTAAAAACAGATGAGAACACAAGCATAGTAACAATGACTGTGCCAAATGAAAAAATAGAAGGTGCAGAGGTTCTAAGCACAATACTTTCTACCTCTGTATTTACTGGAACATTTTCTGTTGTTTGGAAGCTTGACACGCCAGATAAAGAATATTTTGTGCCAGCTGGAACAAATATAGCTTGCATACTCCCGATATCACTTGCATCTATACAGGATTCTGTCATTAATATTAAAAATGTAGTTTGGCCATTTGAGAGTATTCAAGATAGCACAGAGTACATGGAATACCTAAAGGATTTAAACTCTCAAGGAATAAGACCCAGAATGTATAAAAAAGCAATAAACCATAGGGGCGAGAGCATTGGCAAGCACGAAGTAGATAGCATAAATTTACACGTAAAGTATGAGAACGAGTAATATCAGCACTGGGCTGGGTTTTAATAATAAAGAATGGTTGGATAAAGTGGAAGATAAAAATACGTTGCAGCTTATAAGTGATATAACTGAGTTTAATGACTTGCATGATTTTATGCAAGATGATCATCTAGATAAAGCCCTTGCTATAGTAGTAAAGCTATTGATGAATCCAGATGTACCATCTGCAAAAGCACCACATTTAATTATGGAGCTGCAAGCAATGTCAACTAAATTTGCTGTGCTTGCTTCCGTTTATTCAACTATTGCTAAAGATAAAGCTGGCACAGCTAACAATAATAAAAAGAATATTTACTATTCATTAAAGGAGTCCATAGACAAACTTGTAGATGCACTTAAGTATGTCGTTAGGTACAATTCATAAATGGCTAGAGATATTGTAAAGAATTTAAAATTTAAAAAGCATATCGGCAACTTCTTTGACCCAGAAAAATTTGCACAACTTCTTGACGAGTCATACAGAAATACTAAACGTCCAGATGGGGATACCACAAAGAAATCTTTTAGTCCAAGCTCATTAGGATATGGCCATGGCACCTGTCCAAGATATTGGTACATGGCATTTACTGGTGCAGTTTTTATTGATGATAATGACGCAGTTGCTGTGGCCAACATGGCACAGGGAACGCAAGCACATGAAAGATTACAGAATTTAATTAAGACTATGCCTGAATGGCGGGCAGAAGAAGAAGAAATAATTAACGAGTATCCTCCGATCCGTGGATTTATAGACTTGATTATGGAGTATGATGGTGAGACCGTTATAGGTGAAATTAAAACAGCTAAACAAGAGGTGTGGGATACAAGACAAGCAGAGATGAAGTCTTCCCCCAACCATATGCTGCAGCTACTTACATATATGAAGCTGAAGAATGCCAAAGAAGGCTTCTTCTTGTATGAAAATAAGAATACCCAAGAGGTATTAATAATACCAATTTCTATGAACGATAAAAACAAAAAGATTATTGAGGATGCTTTTCAGTGGATGAGAGATGTCTGGGATAATTTCCAAAACGGATCTCTTCCTACTAGACCAGAAGGCGCAACTAAGTACAAGCTACCTTGCACATATTGTCCTGTTAAAAAGGAATGCTGGGCAAAGGGATCAGACCCTGGGGACATAACAATAGATCTAATGAAGGTAGTAAAGTAATGGTGTGTTTAAATTCAGAATGTAAAAAAGAATTTATTGCAAAAACTCATAACCAAAAATACTGTTCAGATGAATGCTGTAGAGTGTCAACTAATAAAAGAATAATGGAAAAGTATTACGAAAAAAAAGCAATTAAAAATGGTGCGCCCAGAAAATGCAAGGGCTGCAGTGGTTTTTTAAGTAGATACAATGACCAGCCTTACTGTGCCAAATGTATAAAGTCTAAGGACTCAAAGTTTAAAAAAGATTTGATGGGCATCATAGATGACATTGGCTAGCCTTGTAAAAACAAAAGCTAATAGGGTATTAGGCATAGATGCGTCTACAAACTCCGTAGCCTTCTGCCTAATGGAAAACGACATACCACTAAAGTGGGGAAAATTTAATATTGTTGGCAACGACATATATCAAAAGATATATGATGCCAAGGTAAAGACTTCAGCCATGCTTGATGAGCTCAAGGCAGACTATATCGTAGTAGAGGGTGCAGTTCTTGTTAGATCAGCGGATGCTGTTATTAAGCTTTCATATGTATATGGTGTTGTTATTGCAGAGCTAATGTCTACTGGTGCTGAAGTTATAACAATATCTCCAAGTGCCTGGCAGTCTTATATAGGAAATAAAAATCCTACAAAAGAAGAAAAGGCTGGGATAAGAATAAAAAATCCAGGCTACGCAGACTCTTGGTACAAGAATCAGCTAAGGAATATGAGAAAGCAAAGAACTGCAGACTACTTTAATAAAAAATATTCAATTTTATTAGATGATTTTGATGTTGCAGATGCATTTGGTATTGCACATTATTCAAATCAGGTGCTAACAAAAAGATGAAATTATACCAAAATAAAGACTGGCTATACAATAGATACGTTGTACAGAAAAAAACAATAGTCGAAATAGCCACAGAGTGCTCTGTGTCACACATGACTATACAGAGATATATAGATAAATTTAAACTAAAGATCAAACGCTAATTGACTTTTTAGTTGACTAGAAGTATAATTATTTTATGAGCGAAATAGAGCCAGCAGTACAATTCGACAAAATGAACAGAGTCGTTTCTGAGCTATTAAAGGGTAATTCTGCCACCCAAATAGCATCTATTACTGGGCTTACCCGTAAAGAAGTTCTTGAGCATATAGATGAGTGGAAGTCTATTGTCCATAATGATACAAATGTTAGGGACAGGGCCAGAGAGGCTTTGCTGGGAGCAGATCAACATTATGATATGTTAATTAAAGAAGCATGGAAAACGGTTGAGGATGCAGATACACAAGGGCAACTAAACGTTAAGTCTGGAACACTTAAGCTTATTGCAGACATAGAGACAAAAAGAATTGCTATGCTTCAGTCAGTCGGCGTACTTGAAAATAATGAAATGGCATCTCAGATATTGGAAACAGAAAGAAAGCAAGAGATGCTTGTTGGCATATTAAAAGAAGTTACTTCAAGCTGCAACCATTGTAAAATAGAAGTAGCAAAAAGGCTTTCTCAAATAACTGGTATTGTAGAGCCAATTATAATTTTAGAAAAAACTTCAGATGTTTGATAAGAGTGGCTTCGTGGAGTTATGTAAAGACTCATATGTTTTTCATGGTTTTGTATCTGATGATGACTGTAATCAAATAGTGTTAGAGTCAGAAAGTATATCAGAAGATAATTGGTGGACTAATAAAAATGAAACAATAACATTCTACGAAAGGTCTGTTGTTTGGCTAGAAAAAATTATTGAGGTAGACAACAGGGTAATCAGCTTGCTTGAAGATGGATACTACCTCGGCTCAGATCGTGGTGTATCTGTAATGAGAAAAGGATACAGAGGGGCCCCGCACTCCGATAACCATGACTCTTTGCCTGCAAGAGAAGCAAGCAAGATTGCAAAAGATCTAGAAGAATTTGATTTAGCTGAAGATACCGTTGCTGGTATTGTATTGTACTTTAATGATTTCGATGGCGCAGAGATTAGCTATATCAATCAAGGAGTATCCTACAGCCCAAAAAAAGGAGATTTGATTATACATAGCGCCGAAGATATATGCTTTCATGAAGTCAAAGAATTAAAAAGCGATATAAGATATTTTCATTCAAATAAAATTTTTAAAAAAATAAAAGTTCCAAAAGGGTTTAACTATGCCACTTGATTTTTCAGATTTTATAGAAATTTTAGATGGTGAAGAGTTTGAAGAGCGCCCAGTAGACCTACAGACATTTGTAACTAGCCCAGACTACCTAGGTCTTCCACCACTTTCAGAAAATCAATATACATTAATAGAGCGAAGCTCTCAGATTTACAAAGAGTCTACTCTAATAAAATTATATGGGGAAGAGCTCGGCAAGAAAATGTTTAAACAAACCTGTGTTGAAGTTATTGCACAGTTAGGC